AGATGTGGCCGGAGTACTCCGACCGCTACCTCAGCGAGATCCGCGAGCGGTACCGGCGCGATCCCGCGGTGTTCCGGCACCTGCTCGACCGCAAACAACTCGTGCTGGTCTGCTACTGCAAAGACCCGCGGTACTGCCACCGGAGCCTGGCGGCGGACATCCTGGTGCGCAGCTCGGCCGGGCGCGCGACCTACCACGGCGAAACGTCGGCCGGCGCCGAGCTGCTAGCGATCACGCTCCTGCCGGAGTGGGCCTACGCCTATGCCTACTTCGGCAAGGACGTGGAGAATCGGAGCTGGCGCAGCGAGCAGCTCAAAGGCAAGTGGTTCGCGATCCATGGCGGCAAGTGCATCGGCGGCATCCAGCACGGCGAGGGGGCCGTGCGGGATGACCACCGCCAGGTGATCGCGGACATGCTGAAGATGGCGCAGCATGCCGCGGGCATCACCGTCAACGTGACGCCGCGGGACATCTTGACCCATGGCCGGGGGATCGTGGCGCTCGCCAAGCTCGACCGGTTCATCTTCGGGGATGCCCGCGGGTGGTACGTCGGGCGCCCCCAGATCGGGTGGTCCACGCCGCAGGTGGTGGTGCTCGATGCGCCCGTACCGTGCCGCGGAGCGCAGGGCGTGTGGCCCGTGCAGAGCGCCGAGCGGCTGATGATCGCTTCGCGGCTACCAAAGAGCGCGCCGGATGACTTGGTGCGCCAGATCGCAGCCTAGCGCTGCGCGACGACGACGACGACAGGAGAGAGACCTTGGCCAGAACAAAAATCGAATGGGCGGACTACACGTTTAACCCGTGGATCGGTTGCACGAAGGTCAGCGAGGGCTGCAAGAACTGCTACGCCGAGGCGCTGTCCAAGCGCGCGCCGCACCTGGTGCTCGGACAGGACAAGGCCGCGGCGAAGCTCCCGATCTGGGGCGGCGGTGCGCCGCGCCGGGTGACCTCGTTTATGAACTGGAACCAGGTGGAGCGCTGGAACGCCAAGGCCGAGCAGGAGGGAGTCCGGCGGCGCGTGTTCATCGCTTCGATGGCCGATGTCTTCGAGGACTTCCACGGCAAGGTGCTCAACGTCGGCACCATGAAGGGCCTCGACGGGGTGCGCGAGAAGCTGTTCAACCTGATCGAGGATTGCCCGGCGCTCGATATGCTGCTGCTCACCAAGCGCCCCGAGAACGTCCTGAAGATGGTCCCCAAGGCGTGGGTACACGAAGACTACTGCGGCTGGTTCAAGGGCGGCCTGTGCACCTGCCAGCGCCTGGGCTCGAACTGGCCCGATCACGTCTGGATCGGCTGCACGGTCGAGAACCAGGAGCGCGCGGAGGAGCGCATCCCGCAGCTGCTCAAGATCCCAGCTCCAGTGCGCTTTGTCTCCTATGAGCCGGCGCTCGGCCCGGTCGATTTCGACCGCGGCCGGTGCGACACCCACGATCGCCAGTTCGTCCGGACGGACGAGGGCGGGCACGAATACTGCAACGAATGCGCGGCCAATGACTCAACGGGGGAGCTCTCCCATGGTCACTGGCTGCGCGCTTACCCGAGCAAGACCCGGCGGGGCATCAACTGGGTGATCGCGGGCGGAGAGAGCGGAAACAACGCCAGGCCGTGCGCAATCGAATGGCTCCAGGATGCGCGCGAGCAGTGCGCAGAGGCGGGCGTCCCGTTCTTCGGCAAGCAGATGGGCGCCTACGTGGTGAGCGAGGCGCGCGCGGCAAGTTCGCAAGAGGAACTCGATGATCTCGGCATCCCGGGGATCTACCCGCAGGACCGGTGGCTGTGGCGCGCGGGCCTGTCCGACAAGAAAGGCGCCGACGTCGAGCAGTGGCCGAATGACCTTGGCACCCGCCAGTTTCCCGAGGTAAGCCGATGAAGCGCCTTCGCGAAGTGATGATCGTCCTGCTCGGCGCCAGTGCGCTGCTCGTGCTGCCGCGGTCGGTGTGGCAATGAACCCGCCTGTCACCCCTGAGCTTCTGCAAGCAGCGCGCATCGCCGTCTCCGCTGGCGAGGAGGCTACTCCTGGGCCGTGGTGCGACGATCACGACTACATCGGCACGCGCGCCCCCGTAGACGGAAACATCGTCGCATGTGCCCCGCCCAAGATGATGAAAGCCAGCAGGGAAAACTGGCCGAGAAACATGGTCTTCATGATCTCCGCCCGGAAGTACTACCCGATGCTGGGCCATGGCTATGAGGAGCTGGCCAAAGCATACGCCGCAGAGACAGAGCGCGCCAACAAGGCAGAAGCCGAGCTGGCGCAGGCCGCCGCGGCATGCGGCGAAATGCGCAAGGTCGCGCAGCTCACAGCCAGGGAGCGCGACGAGTTGGCCGGGAAAAACGTGTGGCTGGCGCAAGAAAGACGCGCGGCCGAGCAAGAGATGACCTCGACGAAGGCCGCTCACAAGGAGGTCGAGGCAGAGCTTGCTGAACTGCGCGACGAAATCGAGCGGGATGGACAAGAGAAAGCCGCCGAAAGGCTGGGGCGGGAGCACGCTTTAATCAGAATCCGTGCGCGCCCTTCAGCTGAAGAGATCTTCTTGAAGCTCGGCATCAATCAGGCAGAGCTTTTGATGGAAATGGGCTCCCGCCTGGTCAGCGCGTACGACCGCGCCTTTATCGAAGCCAAGGCAGCAATCAACCGCGTCTGCGCTCAGCCCCTCGTCGTTGCCTCCAATGGCTGGCGCTATCGGGACCGTCTGGAGCCCGAAGGCCCCGCCTCGCGCTATCTTCGGATGGAGTGCGCCGCAGCTCGCGCATCGGAGCTCGGCAAATGAGCATGCCCAAGCGCCCCAAGGCAGCCCCGGCCGCGAGTGTGCCGATGTTCCGGATGAACCTGCCCCCGCTCGCCTTCCGCCGCGTCTGGCCGAGCTGGGAAGACAACGACCACGACGCGCTGATCTTCGATTCGACAGGGATGCACTACCGCTATGAGTCCTGGCCGCAGGGCTCAAAGTGGAACCCCGTGTCATGGCTCTCAGGAGATGCGGAGGCCCCGCTGTCTTTCCGGCCGCGCGGCACGAGTTGGGAGACCCTGGAGCGCAAGGTGCGCAAGGCAGACGCGCAGGTGAGCCTATGACCGCGACAGCAAAGGACCACGGGTTTAGTTGCAGCTTCTGCGGCCAGGAGCAGCGCCGGGCCCGGCATCTCATCTCGGGCCCGGGCGTTTTCATCTGCCCTGACTGCGTGGGCCTGTGCGTTGACATCCTGCAGGAGATCAAGGCCCTGCCACCGCGGCATGACCTGGTGGAACTCGCGCAGCGCCAGCAGGCCGAGATCTGGCGCCTGCGCTCGATCTTCGAGGACGTGATTCGGACGGCATCGGCCGCCCGCGATTCGATCAAGGAAAAGCCGGCGGTCACCGTGAGTGGCGATGGAGAAGAAACATGAGCGCAGAGATCACGATCGAAGATCTGCATCACCCCGACTTTCTTAACGGCAAGATCAACATCCTGACGGAGCAGAACAGGTATCTCCAGGAATCCGTGGATAGCCTGACCCGCAAGCTGCAAGAAGCGGACAGCGTGGCCAGCGCGCGGCTCAAAGACCTCGTGACCCTGGCAAAGATGTGCCCGCAGAAGCTGGCGCAGCAGAGCCCCGCCGAAGCGATCGGCGCGCGGCTGAAGCTGTTCGCGCAGCAGGAGACCGGGCGGAACCGCGAGGCGGCGCGGCTGCGCAAGGAGCGGGACGCGCTGATCGCCGAACTGGCCAAGGTCCGTGCGGAGGTAGGGCGGTTGAAGGCTAGGATCGAACAGGAGCGCATGTGGGCGCGCGACACACGAAGCAACCAGGCGGCAACGATCGTTGCGCGCGGCCAGTGGGCCCACGCCTGGAAGCGGTGCGCCCGCGGCTTCCGGACCAAGGCCAGGATCTTCCACGGCGCACAGCTTGCGGCGCTGGCCGACCGCGACAACCTCAAGCGCGAGCTGGTCGATGCCCGCGTAGTCATCGGCGATCTTGAGACCGAGCGCAACAGCCTGCGCGCCGTGGTGCGCGAACTCGAAAACGCCAACCCAATGGCCGCCGCCGACATCGATGACATGTGCAGCCGACTCGACAGGCACCCCGTTGCCAACCTTCAGCGCTGCCGCATCGCGAGGGCTCTCGGCTTGCTTGGCCCGCGGTGGGATTCAGAGGAGCGCATCAGGGCCGAGATCTCTCGCCTGCGCGCCTTGGTCAAGTCGTACGAGGAGGCGGATACGGGGCCGGTGGGGATGGTGGAGGCGGAAGATAAGCCTGAGTTCGTCTGCGCGACCTGCAATGACACGCATTGGATGCAGGTCGGAGAGCACACTTGGCCCTGCACGAGCTGCCCGACCCCGTGCCAGAAGTGCCGCAATGATGGGCGCGGTCCCTTCTGCGCTTCGACCCCCTGCCCGTGCGAGTGCCACAAGAAGCCGAAAGCAGGTGATGCCGATGCCAGAGCCAAGCCCGGTATGGATTCTCCGAAGCAGACGCTCCCCGCTTTCGATAGCGGCGGCTCGGAGAAGCCCGTACCCGAGCCGCTCATCCAGGCCGCCGGCTCCGAGCGGTTCGAGCCCACTGATCGCGTCGTCAACATCAACCTGAATGATGACGTCGAGGTCGAGCTGACCGAACGGGGCAAGCAGGTGCTCGCCGTGAATGAGCTGGCTGTCCGCAAGCAGTACACCGGCCCTCGGCTCCGCCTGCCGTTCTGGGAATTCATCAACATTTTCGGGGCGGAGCGCTGCTGGTATAACGGCGCGGCACCCGTGTGCAGCATGCACGTCAAGATCCATCGGAACGGCGTTTATCGCCATCAGCCGGTCGCGCCTCCAGATGGAGAGGAGTACCGCCCGAAGTGGCCCAGCGAAGCCCTGCTGGCTGTCTGCGGGCAATGGGAGACCTGGAGTCCGAATCCAGAATCACCATATGACGACTTCACGCACATGCGTCCGCACGGCGGAAAGACGTGGAAGGCCGTCGAGTGCGAAGCTGCCGCGCGGCTCGGGCGCTTGGATGCAGCCGCAGGACGGAAGAAGGCGACCGCCGAGCAGCTGAGCGCGCTGCTCAAGAATTGGTCCTCGGACATCGACCATGCGGTTGCTGCATACAACGAAGCGTATGCCGCCGCGGTGCCGGCTCCGGAGAAGCTGGCGCACGGAACCGGCACGCGCTGCCCGACCCGTCGAGATGCTCTGCCGCACGTCTTTGATCTGGTTTCGAGGCGTTGCGTTTTTTGCGGGATGCTGTTTGAGGGCAACGCGCACGAGATGCCCATCATGGGCAACCTGCGCTTTTCCAAGACCCTCCCCATGGGCAAAGTCGTGGGCACCGATCGGGACCTTTGGTCGTGCGAGCATTTTGGCTGCGCCGCCCTTATCTCCAAGGCCGGGTTCTGTCGTGACCACGACTTCCGGCCTGGACCGCCCACGCGCGCCCTGCGCGCTGTTCACAAGTGGTGGCAGCAGGTAGAGACGGGTGACGTGATCCAGGCGCGCTACGAAGACCCCTGCTTTCGGTGGCGCGGCAGCAATGAATGGTTCGCCCCCGATGAGCGCCTCTGGAGGAACTGCGGGCTGCGTCCCCTCGATCGCCTGTGGTCTTCTGTCGAGACCGAGGCCGCGGCCTATCTGGGCAAGATGGATGCTGCCTCAGCGGTTCCGAGGATGACGCCTGAGCAGCTGGCCCAAGCGCTCGGGGTCTCCGATCCCGTCTCGTCGGCGCTGAACGGCGAGTATCACAATGCGTACACAGACGCGATCCCCTGGAAAAGCCAGCTCTGCTCCCATGAGACCCCGGGCGTCTCGTTTGAGTCCAAGGCTGCTCCGTATGGCGGGACGCTGTATCGACCTATCCGCGGCGGCCTCCCTATTCCCTGGGAGCTGATCGGGGGCGGCGCGAAGTGAACCTCTACAGCGCACAGCCCGGCGGCGGGGCCGATGTCAGCAGGCAGGACACCACGCTGCTGAAGACGTCCTACCTGCATCAGCTCCCGCTCGGCGCCGAGCCCGGCCGGCGGGGCTGGGTCCACCGGGCGCTGCGCCTGCGGGTGGCAGACAGCCGATCCGATCGGACGCTTGTGCGCCAGGTGCTGCTCGAGCGGCACTACCTCGGGCGGTGGCCGGTTCCGCCCAAGACGCTGATGCTGTCGCTGCTCGCAGACCTGGACGGCTGCGACCCAGGGCCGGCCGGCGCCGCCGGCGTCTGCACGCTGGCGCTTTTGCCGGCGGCCTACCCGGTGACCGCGGTGCTCGGGCTGCACAAGATGGAGGTGCTGACCCTGTGCCGCCTGTGGCGCGCCGATGACCTCGGGCCCGAGCTGGCGCCGGACTTCATGCCCGAGGTGATCCGCCGCGTCGTCAAGGGCTGCGCCCGGTCAGCGCTGCAGCCGCTCGCCAAGGAGTGGGCAGATCGGAAACTGCGCGAAGGCGGGCTGCGCGCGATCCCGCGGCTGCTCGTGACGCACGCCGATCCAGACCGCGGACACGATGGCGCGCTCTATGTCGGCGCCGGCGCCGCGCAGCTCGGGCAGGGGATGACGGGAAAGATTGGATTCGCCTGGGCGCTCGACCCAGAGCTAAAGCCCGCGCTGCGGGCATTCGAGGAGAGGGTACGGACCCATGGAAACTAAACCGCCGTCGAAGAAGTGCACCTGCAACACCAAGACCCCACGAAGGCACAAAACCGGCTGCCCGATGATGGGCCAGCTCTTCGTGGTGGCACCTGAAGAAGTGGTGGCGCTGCTCAAGGAGCGGCACGACCCCAAGCGGCCTGGGATGAACCCGCTGCGCCTGGCGGAGATCCTCAAGCGGCTCGGGATGACGGACGCGCAGGGGCCGGCGTTGTCGGCGCAGCTCAAGCAGATGCAGGGGAGCTTCAGCCGGTACCGCATCCGGCACGGGACCGACCCGATCGGGTGGGTCTACGATCCGCCGACCCCCAAGCCTGGGGCCGACCAGTGAAGCGGGGCCGAAAGTGAGCCCCGCCGGCATCTGGTGGCAGTGCCTCTGCGGCGCCAAGACCCACCCCCAGGCGCTGCAGATCTGGCTGCACATCGCCCGCTGCGCGCAGCACACCCCCGAGCTGCGGGAGTTTGGCCGCGAAGTCTGCTGGTTCAACTGGGGCGCGCCGCCCGAGTTGGAGCGGCGCTTCCACATGCTGCTGCTGGAGTTGGCGGTGTGCGAGGGGGAGCACGGCTGCTGGTGGTGCGGGGACGGGCTGCTCGCCAAGACCCGGCACCCGCCGACCGGGCAGTACCTGCTGCCGGCCACCGTGCTCGCAAGCTTTCAGGTCAAGACCAAGCGCGCGCACCAGGCGCAGGCGGCGCTGGAACCCACCGAAGAAGAACAGAAAGGACTGTCCGCCCATGCCGATCCTGACAACGCCGCCGCCCGTTGACCCGCGCATCCTGGACACGCTGAAGCGCGCCTGGTCGTCTCCCCGGTTCCTGCACATCAAAAACTGGCCGCCAAAGCCGAGCGAGCCCGAGCCCATCGACGAGCCGCTCATCACGCTTGCACAGGTAAAGCCATGAAGCCCGTCTACCAGACCCGCACCGGCGGCGCCGGGAACTGCCTCGCCGCATGCTTTGCGTCCATCCTCGAGGTCGAGCTGGCAGCGATCGATTTCTCGTGCCTTGAGCACGGGCCGAACTGGTACGAGGTCGCCTGCGAGAAGCTGGCGCAGTTCGATGTGCTCTACGTGGACCTGAAGATCGCGCCGGCCGACCATGAGGGCAAGATCGGGATCATCCTGCCGCCAGAGACGGTGTTCATCGCCTCGGGCCCGACCAAGCGCGGCGCGCTGCTGCACTCGGTCCTGTATCGCAGCGACCGGACGGGGGCGCGCTTCCGGGAGATCCACGATCCCCATCCGTCCGGGGATGGCATCCTGCGGATCGAGCACGTCGGGCTGCTGCTGCCCAACATCGGCCCGATCGAGAACTACGTGCGGGCGCAGCGGGGGCCGGGGTGATCGAGAAGCCAGCAGAGCCGACGCCGGCCGCAGGCGATGAACGGGAGCGCATGGTGCAGAAGATGTTTGACGAGGCCACGGGCGAAACGCTCGGGCACTACGGGCACTTCTGGTATGGGCTCCGGCGCCGCGCGCAAGAGACGGACGAGGCGTATCGGCAGCGCTGTCGCCGGGTTGCCGCGCGACGTGCCCGCCGCCGCTGACCTGGCCCCGCTTCCCATCCAGCCTGCAAAAGCTGCAAAATGCCGGGCATGGAACAACTCTCCCAGGCGCTCACGATTGTCGGCACGGCGGCCATGCTCTTTACCCTCGCAATCAAGGCCATCGCCTACTGGCTGCGCCTGAGAGCCTGGGACCGGCACGAGGAGCGAAAGCGCCTCGCCAAGTCCCAGGCCGAGCAAGCGGTGCTCACCGCGCCGCCCGAGATGCCCGAGAGCCTCAGCCGGCACACGGTCTTTGCGTTCTTCCTCGGCAGCGCCGCGCTCGGGCTCGGGCTCATTGTGCGTCCGCCGATTCGCCCGATGCTCGCCCGGCCGGAGTCCCCCGCGGTGCCCACGCTCGTACCCCCGCCAGAGCCAGACATGACGCTGGCGCCGCCGATGGAGCTGGCGCAGCACTGCACAGAGAGCAAGGACTGCGGGTATGGCTGCCGGTGCGTCAGCCGCAGCTGCGTGTGCGCCGCAGAGGAGCGCAAGCCCGGCAAGAGCAAGGGGAGGCAGCCCAAGGGCTCGGGCTCGGGGTCCAGGCCCCAGCAGGACGAGCCGGGCGCCAGCTCGGGCCTGGCATCGCTGTGCGGGCAGCCCATGGCCGGCGAAGTCGCCTGGACCGGCACGCTGTAAAAAAAAGAGGCCCCGGGATTTCTTCTCGGGGCCTGGAAGTTGCGGCGGGTGGATTTGAACCACCGACACTCTGAGTATGAACCAGATGCGCTACCGGGCTGCGCCACACCGCAAAGCGGCAGCGAGTAAGCCGCGGGTCTGCCTGCCTGTCAAGTTGCTTTCGCGTCCGCTGCGCCTGGCGTATGGTGCCCGCCATGGAGACCCCCGAGCAGCGCCGCCGTCGCATCTTCATCCGAAACATCATCCTGTCCGTGATGTCGGTGGGCCTGGCGCTCTACGCGCTCAAGACCAATCACGAGCAGGTCGCAGCCGGAGCGCTCGCGTTTTTCGTCGGGCTGTGGATGCACTCAGGACGCCGGCCGCCCCCCTCGGCCCTGGCGTCGAGCAACCTGCCGGTCGGCCCGGTGGCGCAGCCAACCCCTTAGCGGACCTGCGGCGCTGGGAAGCCCCGGATCGCCCGCTCACCCTGGGTGTCGGTGAAGATGACGAGCGCGCCGCGGTGCAGCGCTAGGCCCGTATAGCCGCTGCTCGTCGGGATGTCCGCGATCGGCTCGCCGCCGCGCCAGCTCTGCCCGCAGTCCTCCGAGCGCGCCAGATACACCGCCGCCGGCACCCCGGCGCCGCGATCGGGCGTGCCGAAGGTCAGGTATAAGCTCCCGCCGACGCGCAAAAGGTCCGGGTCCCAGCCGATAAACGGCAGCTCGCGCGCCGGGCTCCAGCTCCGGCCGCCATCCCGGGAGCGCGCCGTGCGCATTGGCGTGTTGTGCCCGGTGCGCATGATGACGACGATGCTGCCGTCTGGGCACAGCGCAGAGACGGGCTCTCCGTAGCCTTCCTGCCCGGCGGCGCCGGCGGCGACCTCGCCCGCGATCTGCCAGCTCGCGCCCAGGTCTCGTGACGTTACCCAGACCGTGACATAGGCATCTGGGTCGGCGGCGTGGTTTCCGTACATCGTGCCCGCGATCGAGCCGTCCGGCAGAACATGCAGGCGCCGGTGGAACAGCAGCGCGCCCCAGCCGGCCGCGCGCTCCTTGCCGGGCTGCTGGAGCTGAACCACCCCCAGGCGCGGCTGCCAGCTCGCCCCTCCGTCGCGTGAGGTCCAGCCGAACGAACGGACGGCGCGCGGCCCCATCGCCTGGGTGATGTAGCTCGCCCCGTAGAGCGTGCCGTCCGGCAGCTCGGCGATCCCGGTGAGGTAGAAGTTGGGCGCGCGGCTTGTCGCGCGGTCGGAGATCCGCACGAGGGCATCGGTCGGATCGGCGATCACTTCGTCTTCGTGCTCGCTGTAGGCGACGAGCGCTCCGCGGCTCGTGTCGAAGGCGAACGGGAAGTGCCGCGGCTGCCCCGGGCCGCCCGTGGCCACCTCCAGCGGATCGAAGCCAAGCGGCGGCTGGGGGCTGGCGGCGGGGCCGCCACAGGCGCACAGGAGCGCCAGCGCGGCGAAGAACCCGAGCTTAGTTTGAGAGCTTGACATATCCGATTCGGCTCCTTCCGTTGGCGTCGCTGTTGATGGTGCGCGTCGCCGTCGAACTGGGCGCGACGCACTTGGCATAGACCGCCATGGTCTTGCTGCCGTTGACGGTGACGATCATGATCGCGGTGGCGCTGCCGTAGTACGCGACGTTGATGGTGCTGCCGTAGGCGCCGATCTTCTCTGAGTCGGTCACTACGCTCGCATCGGTCACGTTGTACAGCTCCGTCAGGATGTAGGCCCCGGCGGTGGTGCTGGCCTGGATGTTCGAGCGGACCTCGTAAAAGACTGCATAGGTGCCGTCCGACGGCAGGGGGATGGTCAGGCCCGTGCTGGCGTAGGAGCCGTTGTCGGTCGGGATCGTATAGGTGCTGCCGAGCGTCGCGGTGCCGTACGTCGCGGTGACGGGGTTTGCGAACGTGGGGCTCGCGAACATGCCTTGACCCGTCAGGACCTGCCCGCCGTTCCCTGGGCCCACGAGGGAGATCGAGGAGCCGGCGCCGACGAGCACAGCGTATGAAGTGAGCGTGCTCTGTCCGGTGCCGCCATTGGCGACGCCGAGCACCCCGGTTACGCCAGAGCCGAGGGGGATGTTGCTGAGCGTGTTCGACGCCCCGTCGATCGTCTTGTTGGTGAGCGTCTGGGTGCCGGTGCGGGTGACGACGGTGGAGTCAATCGACATGGCCGGGCAGCTCGCCCCGAGCGAGCAAGAGCCGCCGCCGGTCAGGCCCGTGCCCGCCGTCAGCGATACACTGCTGTTGGCAAGAGAGGCATTCGGGATGGCGGACAGGCGCGCGGTCGGAACGGTGCCGCTCGTGAGCGAGCTGGCATTGAGCGAGGCTAGGCCGCTGCCATCGGTGGAGCTGCCCGCCGCCGTCAGATGGCCAGAGGCGTTGACGGTGAACGTCGGGATCTGCCCCGATGTCGGGTAGCTTGCCGCCGAGACGCCCGAGGCGCTCTGATACACGCCCCCGGAATCGACCGCCAGGCCGCCGCCGGGCTTGGGCAGCACCGCAACGCCGCCACCCGAGAACTGAAGGCCCGGCGTCGCCGCGAGCGACACAGACATCGTGCGGTCCGCAGAGAAGTCCCCGCAGCCGGCAAGGCCGTTGCCGCAGATGATCTGCCGCGTCGTGGGGACCGTGCCGGCGGTGGTGGCGAGCGTCTTGAAGCTGCTGCCGTCGTAGTAGTTGAGCGTGTGCGCGGTGGTGTTGCCATAGATGCTGCCCTCGCTCGGGGTGCCCGGCGCGGAGCTGAAGGTCTGCGCCCGGTCCGCGGTGCCCATCTCCACCGAGTAGCCCGCGGCGTCGATCATCCGGACTTTGCCGGTCTGGCTGTCGGTGTACAGGATCCCCCGGCCGGGCGCGCTCGGGGCGAGCCGGGTAGACATCGAGACGTAATCGGTTGCGGTCCCGAGCGCCCCCGGATCGGCGGCGGCAGCGGCAGCAGGCGGATGCGATGCGCCCGGGAACCAGTGAACCTGGCCCGAGGCATCACAGCCAGACAAGAGCGATAGGAGGGAGGCAACGAAGAGGAGGACGAGGGGTCTTGGCATGGGCCGCAGTGTACGGCCGAGCCGCTTGCGCGGGAACCCCTAGCGGTTCGGGGGCAGGTCGGCGAGCAGAGCCGGATCAACGTCCGGCGGGTATGCCTGATACCAGTACCGATCGTTGAGGCTCGGGGACAGGTCGGCGCCGCTGATGCAGTCCACCGGGTTTGTCGGCCGGTCCGGCGATACCTTGACCAGCTCCGCCGTCACGTCCCCGCCGCATCCGGGGTCCGCCAGGTGCGCCACCGTCCCATAGTTGAGCACGATCTGGAGTGTCGGCCGGCTGTAGAAGTAGGCGATGCCGTTGGCACACGCCTTATATATGTTTTCTGGGAAGCACCGGACCTGGCAGGTGCCGTACTGCTTGCGCATCCAGCATTCCTGGTTGCCGAGCAGACGGTCGCGAATCGAGCCGAACACGTCTCGGGTAAGGCGCGGCGTGTTGTGCGCGTCGGGCGGAAGGTAGTCAGCCCCGCCCGACGAGGTGCATGCAGCGGACAGAGCAAAAAGCGAGGCGAGCAAGAGGCGTTTCATGGGCGGGGCTCCTTTTCCTTCGAGGTGCTAGTACTGCTGGTAGTCGAGCGGGATGTCCTTGACGGTGGCCGGTTCCAGCTCGGGCGGGCGCGCCACGTACCAGATGCGATCGGTCAACGTGCTTTGCGAGTATTCCCCTGGCGAGTCGCAGGGATGCGCCCATTCTGGCGTCTGCTGAACCAGTTTGACCAGGGTGACCGTCTCGTCGCCGCCGCAGGCCGGATCTTGGCGGGTCCGGTTGATACCCCAGGTCTGCACGCGGGTCAGGTACTGCCGGGTGTACAAGTACTCGATGCCGTCCCCTCCGCATGCGCGGAACGTCGGCTCCGGCGGGTAGCAGCGCTTCTCACAGGTCCCGGTGGTCGGCAAGAACTTGCAGACCTGACCGCCCATCAGGCGGTCATGCAGGAGCCCATCGGTTTCCACGACCAGGCGCGGACGCTTGGTGATCGTCTGGTCGCCGCCGGGGTTGTAGCTCTCGTGCGGCCCCGTGATGGGACCGCCGCAGGCGGCAAGGAAGACAGCGAGGATGGGGGCCAGGATGGTGCGGGTGATGGCGGTCGGCATAGGGTCTTTCTCCTTGGTGTGATGAACCGCACTGCGCGGCCCAGCTGGAAAGACCTATGCCACCGATTCTAATGCGATAGCAATATTTTTTTTACTATCAGATCGGATCAACCATTCGGCTACCCGTCGATTCGCCACGGGATGAGCACCGTGCGACCAGACGGCACAGCGTCGGAAATGATGATGCGCAGCTCCGCATCGGTCCACCCCTGCTTGACATACGCGGTGTAGAGCGTCGTGCCCAGTTCGTCCGTCGCGTTCGCTGCCATCGGGACGTAGCTGCTGCTCGGCATCGGCGGCACGAGCGGGATCGCGATCTCGCTGCCGGTGCTGCTGTTGAAGATCGCGATGCCGCGCCGCGACGCCCCGGCGCCGCTGGCGACCTGTCCCGAACTGACCGTCCACTCGTAGGTGTCGAGCAGTTCCTTGATGGAGACCGGCGAGGCGATGGCGTCGCGGACCTCGCCCCGGTACACGATGTTGGTCAGCGGGTCGAGGATGATCCACTGCGCAGCGAGCAGGCCGCCCGGGATGTTCGTCTCGCTCACCTGCGGCAGCGTGAAACTGAACTGCCCCTGCGTGTTCGTCAGCGCCTTGATGCCGTAGCTGTACGGAGCCGGCAGGCCCGTGTTCGCCCAGACGCCGGACCAGATGCCGGCGATCTTGGTCTGCATTTCGAGCGGCGTCGGGATGGCGTAGACCGTCCGACCAGAGACGGGGGACACGCTGCCATCCGCGAGCAGGTTGCGGACGGTGCCGACGATCTGCTTGCTCACAGAAACATCCCAGTGAGCCGGATGGTGCTGGTGCAGGAACCGCCGCTGAGCTGGTACTTGAAGCCGACGCCTCCCGAGGCGCAGGGGATGGTCATCTCAGCGTTTCCAAACATGCTCTTTGTGGCCGGCGGGACGCCGCAGAAAAGCTGCCGATGCGCAGTCACGCCGTCTTTGCTCAGCTGGATAAATTTAATGTCAGTGCTGTCGCTGTTGACCACGCGAACGTCGGCAGTAACCAGCTCTACCCACGGCGGCACAATGTTGTTCAGCGCGACGGTGGCCCACGTAGTGGCTCCGCCTGCCGTCAGGACGGGGACGGGGTTGGTAAAGCTGTAGTGGGTGTCCCACTGCGACCAGGGAACGATCGCGGCGCCGCTGTCGGTGATAAACATCGACAGGAACACCAGATCTTCGTTGCCGAGCTGGTACCGGCGGAAGGTATCGGGCGGGGTGGTGCTGCCCACCACCTGCCACACGCCGCCGGAGTCCTGCGCGTAGATGTAATAAATCGTGTTCGCGGCGAGCGCGCCGAGCCCGAGGCTGTTGATCGTGTCGGTCGTGAAGACCTTCCCGAAAGAGCGCGTCGTGCTGCGCGCGGCAGCGAAGCCCGACCAAACCCACGTAACACCGTCGTCGCAGACGAACTCGTGATACGCCGCGCGCGAGCCGCGCAACCCGACGAACGAGATCTTCGAGCGCTCCGCCAGCGGCGTGAAGGCGTTGTTGACGCTGGCAGCCAACAAGGGATCGCTGTCGGCCGGGCCCGTGATCAAGAAGTTCGACGGGCTGAGCGCGGGAATCGCTGGGGGGATGATGTTCGTCGGCATAGGACGGGGCTCCGAAAGTTATGGTGCAGGCGCCGCGGCGGCTTGTGCCTTGGCGTCGTCGAGCTGCTTGATCATGATGCGCAGCTTGCGCATCTCGTAGAGGCTCGGGTCCGGCGGGGTGGTGGCGTCGAAGGTCCGCTTGGCCGAGTAGTACTCGCCGCTTTTCAGGTGGAAGAGCCCGAGCTTGGCGTTCGGAGTCTCCTTGGAGCCGGCGGCTTCCATCTCGGCGATGATCTTGGCGGCCAGATCGATCGTCCGGACTTCGAGAGACGGGGTGCCTTCAGGCTCGGCCGCAAAGACCTGCTGCGGGACCTCGTGCACCAGGCTTCGCAGCCAGTCCAGCGCCTCGCCGCCGCCTTCGATGCCGCCCAGGTGCCACGGAAACGGCTCGATGAGCCGCAGCGCGTCCCCGAGCAGCTCCGCCAGCTCGTCATAGAGGTCGGCGCCCATGCTCACGCGCGGCGACTGCGCGGAGGCGCGGTGGAGCAGGTTTACCGCCTTGTGCAGCGCGCGCATGGCGATGTCGCCGACTCGCGCGCGCTCGACCTTGGCCACTTCGCCCTGCGAGTCGAGGTAGTCACGGGCCTTGCTCAGCGCGTCGGTGACCTGAAACAGCAGCGTCCAGAACTCGCCCCGCTTCCACTTCGGAGTGACCTGCGGAGGCGCCGCCGGCTGGCCGGGCACCGCCTGCGCGCCGGCCGCGGGGCCGGGCCCGTGCAGCATGAGCAGCAGGCTCTGCGTTTCGTCGAGCAGCGCCTTGCTCTGGTTGGTGAGCAGCCGCGCTTCGCGCTCCGCATCGGCCATCATCTCATCGCGCCTGGGTCCCGGCGGCTCCTTGGACAGCGCGGCGATGCGCGCGCGGTGGTCGGCGGCTTGCGCGCCGAGGATCGCGATACGCTCGCTCTGGTAGTTGGCTTGCTTGAGCAGCATGTCCTGCGTGAGCCGCAGGCGCTCAAGCTGGAGCGCAAGGGGCTCGCCGCGCATGGCTTGGGGCGCCGCGGGCTGCGCGGCAGGTGCTGGGGTCTTGGGGGCTGGCGATGTCGTCGTCATGGGTCCAGACCTATCACACAATCGGCCAGACGGTCTCGGGTTCCCACCAGTGCCGTTCGCCGACCGGCCAGACGATGGACATCAGGCCCGTGCCGCCCCACGTTCCGCCATCGGCCCAGGCGCCCGTGCCCCACAGTCGCCCGGTCCCGAGCTGGAGCACGATCGCCGCGCAGGTCGAGTGCCCGCTGGAGTACTGCGTCACCAGGGACTTGAGCGCGTTCACTTCGGTCGGCAGCGCCGTGCTGCCCCAGGTGCCAGACATCGGACCCCAGTTCAGGCCCGGGTCGCCCCAGTGCAGCGCTGCGAACGCGTGCGGCTGGGTGATGACGATGTAGAACGTGCTCCACTTCTGCTGCCACTGGTTGAACAGCGGCCCACCGACGTACGGGGGGAAACTCCACTCGTGCTGCCGATACACGGCGACGCTCGTTAGGCCGGCGCGCAGGAAGTTCGCGATGTGGCCGCCCGGGGTGCCCTGTTTCTCCCAGAAACCCTGGGGCAAGCTGTAGCGCTGCACCGCCGGGGTGCCGTGCGGACCGTCTGGTGTGGGCAGCGGCTGTCCGTAGGCGCCCCAGGCGTTCTTGAGCAGCAGCCGGAACTCGGCCTCCGTCTCGCCCGTCAGGTGCAGCGAGGACGGGAACTGCCACAGCCCGCGCTCCGAGCCAAGCGGCCCGAGCGCATCCGATGGCGTGTGCTCGGGCCAGCCGACTCGGCCGGCGGCCTTTAGCAGGTCGTATTCGGCGTCCCAAGCCTTACCCATGGCGGTCTGCCAGGCGCGGCCCCAAGGACCATCGAGCCAAGGCTTATTGATCTGGAGCCGGAAATCGACATAGGTCGTGAAGTCCGGAAGGTTGGCCGCCATCGCTAGGTGGTCCTCGCCACCGCGACGAGCTGCAAGCCCGAGACGTTGAAGACCAGCACCTCGTTGAAGGCCAAAATGATGTCATCTGTGAACGAACCGCCGATGCTCAGGGTCGGCAGCGTCACGCTCTGCGCCGGCCCGAGCGCCACGCCCGAGCGGTTGAGCAGCAGCTGGATGACGCGCGAGCGCGGCACGTAGCCGTCTGGGCTGATGCTTGGCGGCGGCTGGATGAGGCCCCCGATCGGGAAGTCGATCTGGAACGCAAGCAGGTCATCCTGGATCTGGGTGAGAAACGCCGTGTTGTTGTACTCGGGCCAGACCGCGATCGTGCCGACGATGGCGACGGTATGCGCCACGGTGTTGTGCACCACGCACTTGGCCGTCTCGGGGATGCGGGTGCTGATGCGCCGCGCGTCAGCCGGGGGCTGATCGATGAAGTTTTGCACCGTCGTGACGACGCCGCCGGCCACCGGTCCGGAGCCATTCGCCAGGTACACATCGACCCGGCCGGGATCATCGAGCACCGCGTTTCTGCGCGTGCGGACCTTGGTGACCTGGCCGGCGCCGGCAAACAGCGCCATGTTGACGTAGGCGCCCGTCGTCGCGCCGCCAGACAGCAGCTCCCATTTCGTCCGGCAGCGGTTGACGAACGGCACGACGCCTTCGGACGCCAGGCCGTTCACCACCGCGCCGGGGCCCGGGTTTGTCACGGTGACGCCCGGCAGCGCGCCGGCTGCGAAGTAGGTCAGCGAGCCGTCAGGGACGTTGCCCTCGGTGCCCGGCACCGGCGCGCGCACCTGGATGTCGGCATAGCTGCCCGGCGGGATCGCCACCGGGGCGGTGTTGATCGTGCGGTAGATCGGCTGCCCGGGTCCGCGGCTGACGCCGGCGCCGCCCGGCTGGATGGTGTAGCCGATGCCCAGCGTGTCGGTGAACCGCTCCAGATAGACTGCCGACTGCGCCGGGAAGCGCTGGTTGTTGAAGACCTGATCGCCGTGCAGGGTCAGGTACGGCGTGTCCCCGGTCTCCTTGTCGATCACCGTCCCGGCGTAGTCGAGCAATCCCCCGGCCGCGAAGTTGTAGCGGCTCTGCTGCACGTCCGTCAGCGACACCGCATCGACTTCGAGCAGCCCCTCGGGCGTAGTCCCTGTGGTCCAGGCCGTGGTGTTGGCGTATCCCTCTGCGGCGAGCAGCCCGAGCAGGTAGCTCATGTTCTGGACGGGCGTGCTGACCGTCAGGAGCTGGGTGAGCGTTACCATCGTCAGGACTCCTCGGTGATGGCGTTGATGATCGTCTGGACGTTATCCGGCGTCAGGACAAAGATCAGATCGAACACCTCGCCCTCCGCCAGCTCGACGCGGATCGTGATTCTCAGCGTCCGGTCCGGCCCGAGCGGCGGGATATCGACGTTGACCGTGGACACCTCTTCTTCGTCCAGGCACTGCTGCTCGATCTCACCGGCGGCGGCGGCGACTTCAGCAGGCGTGAGCGAGCCTTGCAGCAGGTCCCGTACGTCATAGCCCCAGCCGGCTTTGAGCATCGAGCCGCCCGGGGTCTGGAGCTTGCGCGCCAGGCGCTCCAAGGGGACGCGCGCGCCGCTGATCTTGGTGAAGTTCGGATCGAGGTCCGCCCTGCCATCTGGGCTGGTGAACGTCGAGATATCGGTGCCGTAGTTGGTGGGCATGGTGTCAGGCCGCAGCCGTCCCTATCGTATGCACAACGACCGAAAACTGAAGCGCTGGCGTCGGGGGCGAGTCGCAATTAATGGAAAGGCCCAGCGACCCGATTGGCTGCACCGTGATCTTCAGGCCCAGCGCGTCCTTGTCGGGCATCACCATCGGGAACACCTCGCCCGGGTACGGCCCGTTTGCAAACGGCACAAGCGCGATCTGGCCCACCGTCGGCGGCGGCATGAGGTTGGTGCAGGCCTTGACCGTGAGCTTGAACGCCATATCGGTCCCGCTCTGACTGATGATCTGCGCGTCGTCGCCCCCGAGCGCGATGCCGATGATCGCGCCGACCGAGGGGCGCCCGCCGGACAGCAGGCGGTTACAGGTCAGCGTCCCGTCGATCACGTAGTCGGGGACCTTGACGAGCACCTTCTCGCGCACCTGGAGCTCCAGCGCGCGGGCGCTGTTCGTCGGGCTCGAGCCGAAGCCCATGACGGTCTTGTACTGCTTGTTTCCGCCCCGCCACAGCAGCAGGCACCGCGCCCCCGGCGAGATCAAAGACTGGGCGACCGGCGTGACCTGCAAGCCTGGGATGCCGGGGTAGACGTCGCAGTCGTTGACGTAGCTGATGCGCTCCTCATCGCAGAGCACATCGACCTTGCCATTGGTGTGGGTGTTGACGACGGTGGCCCCGTAGATACCAAGGGGGCTCAGCGTAATGCGCGTCAGCGCATCCTGCACCAGCAGCTCGATGATCTCGGCGGCGCGGTCTTCGAGGCTCATTCGGGCACGGTCCAGACGGTGAGGCGCGTTTTTTTGGGAATGATCGTCCAGTCGATCCGGTCGATGAGCACCCCGGGCTCCAGCCGCTGCCCGGCGAAGATGTTTACGCCATCGGCCTCGTCCTCCAGCGCGTACATCCGCCGCGCCTCCTGGGGCCAGTCGCCGACGAGAATCAGGCTCTGCGTCACGTCGGTCACCACCGGCGGCGCCACGATGATCCGCCCGTCCCGGCCCATGCGCCAGCAGGTGCCATCGCTCTGGCTGCGCAGCGCGATGAGCTGCCCGAGTTCGATGATCATGCGCTGGTTGAAGCGTGACCACCCGTCGATGATGTCGAACCTGCCGACGGAATCGGTGGTGTTGATCTCCTCCCCGGCATCCTCGATCGTCTCCTGGATGACCTGAAGGTAGCTGCACACCCGGTAGTCCCGCGCCGGTATCTTGTCGCGCAGCTTGCCCTTGCCGCCGACCATCCGGACGCGCGCCTGCTGGTACGGCTCGCCCGAGCGCTGGATGTAGCCCTGCCAGGTGGTGCCGAGCAGGTTGAACTCTGCCAGGCCCGTCGGCGCCGGCTGCTCGCCCGCCAGCTCCAGCAGAAACTCGCCCTGCCAGTTGCCGATCCGTCCCTCGGAGAGGTTGCCATTGACGACGGTGATGCCGGCGACTGTCGCATCGCCACCGCTCATGGGCGCGTGGACCGGGTGGCCGGCGTGTTCACGCGGCTCTGGAGCTGCTCGGCCGAGGCCGGGCCGATCGTGGACTGGTACTCCTGGATCGACTGGTTTGGCGACTGCGGCGGGTTCACCACGTCGCGGTTGACCACGGTCTTTCCGCCGAGCTGGTCAGCGCGGACCATTTTTTTCGTCGCGTTGCCCTTGCCGATGTGCCGCGAGTCGGCGGCCTTGATCGACGCGGTGAACATCTGCTTGCCCTTGTACTGGGGCGTCGAGCAGCTGGTGACGACGATGCTGTTGATGCCAAAGAGGTTCGTCAGGCCGACGGCGTAGACCGGCACCGCAAAGCGCTTGTTCGGGTCCTTGGACTGGATGAGCGGCACCAGGTCCGCGTAGACCTGAAGCCAGTTGTACCCGCTCGTATCGAGCCACAGCAGCAAGTCGATGTGGATGTCGCTGCTGATCTGGCCCTTGCCGGTGTTGTTCGTGTTGTCGTGGCCGGGGCCGCCCTTTTTGTCGAGCCGGGTCTTGCGCTCGTACTTGGGCTGATCGGCGAGCACGAACGTGATGCCCCGGATGACGATCATGTCCCAGGCGCCAAAGCCCCGGATTGCGAGCGGCCGCGCGGGCGTGCCGATGACGGAGGGCAGCATCAGAAGACCCCCTGCGAGGAGCCGAGGCGCTCAAGCGCGCGCAGCACGCCGCGGCTTGTGCTCTGTTCGAGCGAGCGGGCCAGCGAGTCCTCGGCGTCGCCGTCAGACATGTCGCCGAAGTAGTTGTAATTCTCGACGGTGATGTTGTTTCCGCCGCCGCCGCCAAAGCCACCGCGCGAGCTCGAACCCATGCCCTCCCAGCGCTCGCCGCCGCGGACCCACGCCATGACTTTGCGGCCGGTCGGTCCCGGAACGCGGCCGCCGGAGTCGTACGCGGGGATCGGGGCGTCGCTGGAACTCTCGCCGCCGCTCGGCACCGGCGCCGGCGCGCCGCCGCCCCCGCTGCCGAACATGCCGATGATCTTCTCGGTCGCCCAGGCATCGGCCTTCAGGACGGGGTTGATCACCGTCGCCGCGGCGGAGCTGACATTGGGGAAGGCCCGGCCCAGGCTCTGGCCGAGGCTCATCCCAAGCCCGGCGGCGCCACTCCCCACGGCGTTGAGCGCCGCCGGGATGGCCTTGATCGTGTTCTCCACGATCCACGGGATCAGATCGACGAGCGCCATCCCGAAGCCTTTGCCCACCAGGCCGCCCAGGTTCTCGAAGGTGTTGCTCAGCATCGAGCCCAGATCGTCCAGGCCCCCGCCGCCCGAGATCTTGAGCAGCGCGTCCCAGGCCTGATCAAGCGCCTTGGCGATCTTGACGCTGGCGTCTTCGATAAAGCCGATCACACCCTCGATTCCCGAGGCGCGGATGCCCTCGAGGCCCCCGAACAGGGCGTTGACGACGCGCTCGATGGACTTGAGCAGCCGCTCGCCGTAAGCCGAGCCGGGCTTGATCTGCTCGGTCAGCCACTTGATCGTTTCCTTCAGCTCGGAGATCCCCGGCCACTTGGACATGTCGGTGGACTCCATGAGGTCGGTCAGCGAGCTCTTGAGGTTGGAGATGGAGCCCGTCAGCGTCTCGCTCTGCTTCTTCGCGAAGCCGCCAAAGTCCTCGCCGCCGGACATCGCGGTCATGGCCGCCCACTGGCCGGCGGTGCTGTGGAACTCCCCCTTGCCGAGCTTCTTGATCACCTGCTCGCGTACCTGGTCCTCGTCGCCCTTGAAGCCGGCCATCTTGCCGAGGCTGGCGTACACCTGGGTGAGGTTCAAGTGAGAGCCGGCCGCCATCTCGGTCAAGGTGTCCTGGTTCACCTTGCCGAGCGCCTGCATCTTGACCATGCCGTGCAGGTAGCTGTCATAGGCAGATTTTCCGTATTTGGCGAAGACGTCGGCGCCCGAGGCGAACATCTTCTCGACGTGCATCGGATCGACGCCGGCGCCGAGGAAGCTGTTGTAGCCCTCCACGACGTCATGCGTCTCCATCGGCGTCTCGACGGCGAATTTTTGCGCCTTGCCGAACATCTCGACGGCGGCGCCCTTTTTCCCCTCCTCGCCGTAGAAGGGCTTGAGCATCTCCTGGAAGCTGACGAGCGTGTTTTCGCGGAACTGCGCCGAGTCGAGCACCGCCCCGATGCCGGCCGATCCCACGCCGTAGACCTGCTGAGGCGCCCCATATACGGCGCCGGCCGCGGTCTTAAAGACGTTGAGCGTGTGGCTCAGCGTCCAGATGTTGCGCCGGAAGGTGGCGAGCCAGCCGCCCTCGCCGAGCTTCATCGCCTCCTTGCGGCTGCCTTCGAGCTCGCGGCGGAGCTTGCGCACGAGCAGCGCGCTGTCCATGGCCGACACGCCCAGGCCCTGCAGCTTGCCTTTGAAGATCTCGAAGTTCTGCCCCGAGCCGCTGAAGACTTCCTTGGCCTGGCTCCAGCTGATCGTCTTGGAGCCCGGCCCCGCGTTGCGGATGCGCTCGGCCTGCTTGGCGGCCTTGATGCCCTCGCGCTCCTTGATCTTGGCCCCGCGCGCGGCGATGCGAGCTGCGACGTTGGCCTCTTTCTCGGCCTTGCGCGTCGCCATCCGCTCGATCTTGGCCGCCTCTTTCTCGGCCATCTTGGTCTGCCGCTCGGCGAGGCGCGAGGCGCGCGCGATCTCTTTCTGCGCGGCGCGCTCCTGGCGCAGCCGCTCGGCCTCGGGGTTGCGGCTCCGGCCGCTACCTCCTGACGCTGCCCGCTCGATCTTATCGACCGCGGTCGAGATCTTGGCGGCAGCGTTGGCCACGCCGGCCGCGCGCTTGAACATGGACTCGAGCGCGCGGCCCTTGGCGATAAGCCGGTCAAAGACCTTTTCGAGGTCCCGGAGCTGCACGACAAGACCCCGCACCGCCAGGCTCATGGCCTTGGCGGGGGCGGAGATCCGGTCCACAAACTCCAGCATCCATTCGAGCGGGTCCACTCAGCTCCTTACGAGTCGGTCATAAAGCTCGCCAGGAAGTCATCCAGGCGAGCGAGCCCGATGAGAGCTCGGGCAATCAGCATCTCCATGGCCCTGCGCGCCGCCACCTCTTCGGGGTCCTTGTCGAGCCAGAGCCGGAGCATCTGGGCGGCGACGTACGAACCAGTGCCGTCCGTCCTCAGCGCGGCGGCGAGCAGGTCTAGCGCTTTTTTTCGGAGTCGATCTTGACTCCGCTGGCGATCTCGTAGAGCTGCGCCCCCAGGCCGTACACCATCATGGTGTACCGACCCAGGATCTGCTGGCGACGCTCGGGCAGCGGCCAGAGCACGCAGTCATTGAAGATCTGCCGCTGCGCCGCGGTCTTGTCCTTGGCGCTGTCGCTGAGCAGCGAATTCATGAACCGCTCGCTGATGGCCGCCGTGGGCCGGCGGCAGATAAAGCCCACCATGGCGCCTTCACGGCTGGTGACCACCGCGCTGTTTTCGGCCGACAGGTTGTTGTCCTGCTGCACCTTGGCGCGCAGGTCCGCGACCTCAGCCAGCGCCGCTCCGAGCTCGGCGTGCGTGAACTCGATGCCCTCGTAGGCCGTGTCGGGGTTCAAGCCCTTCAAGGTCACGTAGAGGCACAGGTCCTCACGCTTGATGGTGCTGTCCTGCTCCAGCCAGTCTTTGATGCTGTACCGTGCAGCCGCGGCCTGCTCGGCCTGGCTGAAGTGCGGCCCCGCCAGCTCGTCCTGCTGGGCGGGGCTCTTGTGCTGCGCGTGCGATGTCGTCGTCGTCATGGGTCAGACCCTCCTTTGGGTGGCCTCTCTATACCACGAGCGGGAGCGGGCTAGACGCTCTGCTGGACCAGCGGAGCACCCGCGGCGCCGGCGCCAAAGTCGATGCCCTCGATCGGGGGCCGACCGTTGCGCAGCACGCCGTAGATGTCGAGCGTGATGGTGTTCTTCAGCGGCTCGGTGCCCTGGCTGTGCGCGTCGGAGATCTTGTTGATGATCGGCCCGATGAGCGAGACGGTCTGCAGCGGCATGTTCGGCTCGGCAAAGTCCGCCGAGACGTCCAGGCCCTCGATGTCGTAGAAGCCCCGGCGGCCGGGGTCCACGATGTTGAGGAAGTCATCGAGCTTGGTCGTCCAGATGTCAAAGCTCGCCGTGGCATCGTAGTCGCCCGCGGTCCGTCCGAGCTTCATGCGGCTCGCGCCGCGCGCATACCCGCGCTCGACGCCATCCTCGAAGTTGAGCGAGATGATGTCGGTGAACTCGACGCCGTTGATGTGGAAGCGGATCGAGCTGAACTGGAAGTATTTGCCGTTGATCCTGGGATACGGCACGAAAGGAACAATGACGGGCATCTGAGAATCCCTTTCTTACAGCGTGGCCACGTACTGGAAGGTGCTGATGATCGCGTCGACCATGCCGCGCGGCACGAGGCTGATCGTCCCGTACAGGGTCCGCTCCCGCTGGAAGTCGCGGGTATCATCGACCTGCACGAGCAGCCCTGAGGCATGCTGCCGACCGCCGCCGAGCAGGCGCGCGCGCTCCTTGGCGGTCACGTCCTGCGCGATCTTGTTCGCGGTGGACCCGTCGAGCCGCCCCGTCGCTGGGTCGGTCAGCGGTGAGCCCTGCAGGTAGTCGAGCAGCACGTCGTAGCCGATGACCAGGGCGACGTCCATGACGCGCCGGTTGGTGATCTCTTTGAAATCCGAGGTCTCCTGCGCCTTGAGGATGCCCTTGGTGACGTAGTACCCGGTGCGCGTGGTGAACTGGCGCATGGTGACGAAGTTGGCGCCCGTCAGCGGCACGATGGAGGTCATCGTCTGGTACAGCTTGGTGACGCCCGGCAGCGACGTCTTGGAGCCGAAGACCGTCTCGCACTTGACGTGCGCGGGGCTCTCGGAGATAGGGCACGCCATCAGGCGCCCCATGTACACCGCGCCGGCGTTGCAGCGGTCGTAGGTGCCGTAGGCCGGATTCTCCATGTTCATGTCGGCCGCGACGACGCCGACGCGGACGCTGCGGGTCGCGTAGTCGGTGATGAGGTTCGCCGCCCAGGTCGCCTCAGCGGTGTTGCCCATGCGGACCGCTTCGAGGTAGGCGAACTTGTAGAGGATCTGCTGGCTGGCGTCGCTCTCCAGCTGGCTGTCCACCGAGACGAAGATCGTCCCGTCGGCCGGGCCGACCGCGTGGTAACCGCTGAACAGGTTCGCGATATCGCGGTTGCTCGTCATCGCCTGCATGCCGGTGATGAGCGCGCCGCCGCTCCAGCTCGGGGCCGTCGTGGTGAAGGTATACTTGGTGCCGACGTTGAAGTAGTTCGGCCCCGCACCATCGGTGAACGTCATCTTGAACCCGAGGTACGGGTTCGAGCTCCCCGAGGTGTAGGTCTGAAGGTCCACGACGCCGTTGACCGGGACCACCAGGGTCGGGCTGTAGGTCCGCCCGTTGTCCAGGCTGTAGCGGTACTGCATCGAGCCCGCGGCGACCGAGCCGGCCACCATGACCTCGACGATCGCCTCGAACTGGTCGATCGGCGTGCCGGACTCCGACGTGAAGGTGCTCACGCCCTCGGGGTTGGCGGCCGTGGTGATCGAGATGATCCGCTGGTACTCGTTGACCGAGGTCGCATTGCTCGGACCGACGAGCAGCGCGACGTTCTCGCTCACGGTGTTGCCGTAGATGTCCACGCCCTGCACGACGTACGTGGTCGCAACGCCCGGCGAGGCCAGCGCGATCTTGAGCTTGCCCGGGATGGGGAAGTCGGTGAAGCCCGAGGTCAGGTTGAGCGCCGCGCCGGCCGGGGCGGACGCGTGGATCGTGAAGATGGACAGCGCGATCGCGAGCGTCCCGGTGTCCACGCCGTTCGGCTGCTTGGTGACCGAGGACAGCGTTCCGTTGTTGCTCGTCGCGGTCCGCACGGCCCAAAAGCCGCCGGTCTGCTTGAGGTGGTAGGCGCCAGCGCGCACGAGGGGGCCGCCCTCAAAGACGCTGACGAGCGTGGCGAGGTCGGGGACATAGACAGGGGTGTTGCGCGGCCCGCCCGAGCTGACGCCGATCTTGGCGTGCAGCTGATCGGGCGTGGTGGCCGGGATGCCCAGGCCGCCATCAACGACCACTGCTGACTGATAGGGGACGATGCTCATCGACCGTGCTCCTCGTTTTCATGGGCGGTGGGATCGGAGTCCGAGACAGGGGCGGGCGCAGGCGCAGCTGCGGCAGCTGCGGCAGCTGCGGCAGCTGCATCCTTTTCGGCCTTGGCGCGGGCGGCAAGCGCCTGCTCGTTGCGCTCCGACTCAGCGCGCGCGGCGCCCTCGTGCTCTTCGAGCGCGAGCTTGACCGGACGCACGAGCTCGATCGGCTGCCCGGGCGAGTGGTGCTCGGCGAGCGATAGCGCGCGCTCGAACTCCTCTTCGGTCAGGTCGAGCGCGGGGTGCGCAAACGGCAGCCGGTGCCAGGCCTGCTGGTGCTGCGCCGCGGCCAAGATCCACGCAGGACGCTTGTCCTGTTCGTATTTGGTGATGTGCTCCGAGAGCTGTCGGCGCTGGGTCATGGGGTCGTAATCCTTCCGATCGCCCGCACAGCCTGGGTGCGGACGGGCTTGAGAGGCGGCAACCACATGGGGATGCCGATGAGCAGCGGGACGACTGCGACGACGCCGCGGGAGCCGTCAGTCTTGGGCAGCACGTCAAAGTCGGTGGCCACCGGCCCCTGGCTGCTCCCCAGGGTCAGGTAGTACGTCGCGGCCAGCAGCATGTTGACGAGCCCCTGCAGGTCGTCATCGTCGAAGGCCCAGACGCGGACCGGCAGTGTCCAGACGGAGTTAAAAATCTGCTTGTAGCCGATGTCCTCGAAGCCGGCTTTCATGGGCGGCTGGAGCCGCACCCGGATGCCGCTCGTGCGCGCGAACACGATCCGATGCGGCGCGCCTTCGGTCGTCAGGTACTGCTCACCGATGAACCAGTTCGGCGCCTTCGCAGCGTCTTGGACATCGACCTCGGGAGATCCGGGGATGCCGCCGCGGACCCACTCGCGCTGGTGGCGCTGGTGGTTCACCTCGTACTCGGGCGCGTAGAACTGCCCGAGGATCTGCATGATGTTCGTGCAGATCTCGACGAAGCCGAGCCTTACGCCCTGCTGCGTGCGCCACTCGCCCGTATCGGTCGGCTCCCCCGGTGGGTCCGGAGGCCCCGCGTACCTGTCGCTCATGGGGCCATCCTTCGCCAGGCGCTGTCTGCGCGCCGAGCCGCCGCCTTGAAGCGGTAGCGCCACCGGTCCGGCATGGTCCTGGTGTCGGGGACCTGGCGGCGGGGCATGATCATCATCCCGCTGCGCCAGTGCACGTAGCCGCGCTGCAGCGCGCCCATGTAGTAGTAGCCGTCGCGCGAGCGCGCCAGGTTCATGACGAGCACGGCCCACTTGCCGCCGCGAATCGAGCGGATCACCTGGTAGGCGCGCCGACCGGCGCCGGTGCGCTCGAGCGGAGGATTGCCGGCCTTGGGCTTGGGCCAGCGGACGCCATAGGGGTCCTCCCGGCGCATGAAGCCCTCCTGGATGAGCGGCATCACTTCCCGCTCGGTCTCCTTGGCGAGCTGCTCGGTCAGGCGAAACGGCGCCTGCGCGATAAACGCGCCGATGCGGGCGAGCCGGTTCGTGCTGCTGGTGCGGATGGCGAACATGTCACCACCCCAGCCGCGGATCGGACTCAGCGCGCGGCGTGAAGGTGACCGGCACGCCTTCGATCACGTCCGGATCGATCTTCAGGTCGCGGACGTCCTTGAGCCACTGCAGCGCCTCGTTGTATCGGGCCTGGTACTCCTTGTTGCCGGCACCGCCCTCGGGGTTAAAGCCGCGGACTCCGGACAAGCAGCGATAGCCGACGATGATCGCCAGCTGCTCAACCAGGTCCAGGCCCCAGCTCGCCAGCGGGAGCTTGTAGCGCTTGCGCAAAAACCCGTTGGCATACGAGGACGCCGAGATGCAATGGCTCGATACCACGCCCTCGCCGATGTCAGACACCGTGCGGGACTGCAGCCCGAAGGTAATGACATCGCGATAGGCGAGGTATGCCCCCGAGTCGAGGTCGCCCTGGGCATACCGCATGCCGCCGTTGGACAGCCGGCCGGCGCCGCTGCCGCCGCTCGGTAAGGGCGCGGCCGCGGTCACAGCAGCACCTGTGAGGTCGTGCCGTCCCAGCGCAGCAGCGCATCGCCGAGCACGATCCAGTAGTAGGGCTGCGCGTAGCCCGAGGCGTCGGCCTGGCCGAGCAGCGTGCCGCTCGTCACCCCGAGGATGCCGTTCCAGCGCCACATGCCCGGGTCGCCCTTTTTGCCCGTGGTGCTGCCGAGCGCAGCGCGCCGGCTGTAGGTGCCGCGCCCCACGTCCACGTCCAGGGACAGCGAGGACTGCGCCAGGCCCGCCGGGATGACCGGCTGCAGCGCGCCGCCGCTGTTGTACACGCACAAAAGCGAGCAGGGCAGCCGCGTCCACAGCGCCCCGGGCTGGCTGAAGTTGAGCCAGCCGAGCGGGCCGGTGGACTCGCTGCCGAGCGTTGCGCCCTTGAGCGTATTCGATCCGGTCGCCTGGTAGATGACCACCGGGTCCTGCTCGAGCGAGTTGCCCGCTACATCGAGCGGGTAGCTCCCGGGCAAAAGCGGGTCCATCATCAAGCAGGCGTTCGGCACCGCGCTGCCCAGCGGATAGGTCACCAAATAGAACCCGATGTCCTCGCTGTAGATGTTGATCTGCATCCGGTAGGTGCCGTCGGTCGGCAGCAGCGTGCCGAAGGTCGGCAGCGCGTCGGTGCCCCCGCCCAGGATGACCTGCTCATCGGTCGCCGATGGCGTGGTGTCCGGATCGGGCGAGCCGCCGGTAAAGCCTGCGCGCGGCGAGTACTTGACCCGCCACTGCGTGTTATCCGCGCCGCGCTGAAAACATAGTTCGCGGTAGTACTGCAGGCCCCCGGCCGGCGCCGGGCTCACCACGTAGCCCGGGCTCTTGAGCACAAACCACGCATAGGGGTTTGCGAGCTGCGCGGCCGCGGAAAAGACCGAGCCGCAGACCGAGTACACGCCGCCGGTCCCGCTCCCCGAGCGCGCGCACGACCAGATCCCCGGCTCGATGAGCGGGTAGGCGGCGGTCTGCAGCAGCGTGTACATCGCCACTGCGCCATCCGCTGGCGTCTGGTTGAGCGCGAAGGTCATGGCTCGTCCTACGCGCCCGGCTGGAAGTTATAGGGGGCGTAGCGGTTGCAGTAGATGGTGGTGGTGCCGCCGGACTTGCCCCACCACACCGCCAGGTCTGGCCGCTGCGCGGTGACCCGGATCGCAATTTCGAGCGCGCTCGACTTGACGATGAGCGCGGCCGGCGAGGTGCCAGGCGTCATGGCGGCGACGTTCGGCGTGGCGTCGCCGATCTTGAGCAGCTTGAACACCAGCGGCTGGTTGGCGTTGGCGGCGCCGTCGGCGATCCACACGCGCCAGTACTCATCACGATCGCCGATCACATCCGAGGTGCCGGCAATCGTGTGCCGCCGTCCCAGCTGCAGGCGCAGGACGCCGGCATTGGTCACCGCGCCCGAGACGCTGACGACCTGATCAGAGGCCCACGAAAACGCGGCCTGCTGCTGGTCGAAGCTGGGAAAAGACGTGCCGCTGCCGCTCATGGTGGGCTCCTAGACGATCGTTTTGCCGGTCCAGCGCACGAGCACGAGGTCATCGGCTGCGGCCGCGGCCTTGATCGAGGTGAAGTAGGCCGTGTTGCCGGTGGTCGCCTCGACCAGGCGCCCGCCCGAGAGCTTGAGCGGCTTGTCCGCTGCGAACGCGGCGCCAGCTCGCGCGCGGCACCAGTCCCGCGCGGCCGGGCAGGCAAAGCCCGTCGAGTCCACATCGCTCAGCGGCTGCTCGACGAACGCATGCGGCTCATCGGTGTCCGGGCACACGATCGCATCGCCCGTGTCCGTGGCCGAGGTCGGCCACTTGGTGATCCGGACGAGCATCCCGATCGCGATGCTTGAAACCATGGTAGCGCGCAGCTTGCGCCGAGACGACAGGTCAGACGGTGGCGAATAAAAGTCAGGCATCGGACTCCCTTACGTGAGCGTTTTGGTGGGGCAAATGGCGCCCCAGAGCTGCGTGGTGCCGGGTGAGAACCCCCCGGTCGACCCGAGCACCGCGCAGATCTGGTCCCCCCGCACAAGCGACAGCTTGACCCCGGCGGCGGTCTCGGCTGTCACATCCCCCGTCGGCAGTTCCAGGACGACCGCCGTCGGCTCCCAGACTCCCGTGGCGTTGGGCTTGACCCAGATCGTGATCTCTTCATCGGACGATGGGCCGTTGGCCACCGTCAGGATGAAGTCCGAGATCTCCTGGAACTCGAAGAGCATCGGCGGACCGGCCGCCTCGTCGAGGTTCGCCGAGCTCTGCACGCTCGTGCCGCTGCCGATCCCCTGGTCCGGGAACCACACGCCGCTTGTCGGAAACGGACCGTCCAGGCGCGCGACGAGGATCGGGCGCTTGGACGTGAGGCTGTTGTACGTGTTGTTCGGCGGCGCCAGCCCGTTCCACACGAGCTGACTCAGCGGAGGCGGGACGCCCGGCTCCACTGGGTTTTGTTGCAGGGCGCCAGCCGACCCAGCGGTTGCTGGGTTGTTGTTCGGCAGCGGCGTGTCAAGCGTCGGGTTCACGGTCTTGTTACGCCCGGTTGGCGATGAACGTGAAGACCTGGGAGTTGGGCGTAGTGCTCGGCGTGAAGCTGCTGTAGGTGGGGTTGACCACCGACGCGGCCTCGGCCACCTGCGACACGAACAGCGCGTACGCCTTGGGCGTCACGTTCTCGATGCGGAAGTCCACGCCGATGACGTCGCCCGTGCCGACCGAGACGGTGGCGGAGTTGGCGCCGACCGCCGCCTTGGTGATGCTGCTCACCGACTTGAAGACCTTGGTGCCGTAGACGGTGCTCGCCGCGACGGGCGTGATCACCTCGGTCACCGACTCGTCGAACTGGTTGATTCCGACGATGGTGAGCGCGCCGCCGTCGTAGTTGGCCTGCGCGACCGCCGAGAGGTTGCGCGGCACGTCGGGCGCCGAGATGGGACCGGGGAACGTGTTGGTCGCGTTGTTGCCGGCGTAGGCCGCGTGGATCGCGGTGCCGGACTTGGCCGCGACCGTCTTGGCCCAGATCTGCGTCCGGCTGTAGGCATCCGAGCCCGAAGCGGCCGACAGGTCCACGGTGAGGTTATTGACGTCGCCCGAGGGCGCCGCCGTCCCGAGCATCGCCATGTAGTAGGTCGGCGCCGGGTTGTAGAACGTCTTGGACTCCGCGCCGCCCGGGCCCGAGCTCGGGGTGATGCTGAGGCGCTGGTTGGGGCCCTGCGGGTCGTAGACGTAATCCCACTTCTGGAGCGCCACCGACCAGGCGAGCAGCATCACGGTGGCGCTGCCGTTGGCCGCTGCGCCCGAGAGGATGCCGCGGGTGTTGGACAGCAGGATTGCGGGAGTGATGCCGCCCAGTCCGCCCGGGCCCGAGGTCGGGATGGGCGAGATGGGCAAGATCGTCATCAAGGACATCGGATGCTCCTAAACGACCGGCGCCGCGGGGGCGCCGGCCATCGGGATAGAGGAACGGGAACGGGACCAGAACTGCTTGTGCTGCGCGACGGACTACAGGCCCAGGCCCGGCTCGACGCGGGCGATGATCCAGGGGGCCAGGATGATCGCGGTGCCGTGCGCGCGACCGCAGTAGGCGTACGAGTTGAGCTCGTTGACGCGCATGTCGGAGTCCGAGACCACCGGGGTCACCTTCGGGCGACGAATCCAGTAGATGGTCATCGGCTTCATGTACCGGTCGTCCCACAGGTACCAGACGTCCGGCTCACCGGGCACGCCCTCGATCGTCTCATCGAGCTCCGGCATGATGACCGGGGTGAGCATGCCGCAAATCGGGTTCTGCGTCGCGGCGAAGGCGCCGGCCGGCACGAGCGAGCTGGCGATGGCTTCCACGACGAGCTCATTCTCACAGATCTTGCGCGCCTGGATCTCGTACTTGGGCGAGACGCCGAGCCTGTTCGGGCGGCACTGGACGTGGCGGCCGTTCGGCAGCTTGATGCCGTTGGACATCGCCTGCCACACGGTGGTGACGTTCTCGTTGGTGAGCGGCAGGCCCTTGAACAGGTTCCGCCAGGTCCCCGGCGTATAGCCCTTGGGATCGATCGGGTGATCCTCGGCGAAGACAGGCTTGCCGTCGTACCACGTGAAGGGCGTGATGCTGGAACTGCCGCCGTTGCGCAGCGCGAGCGCGGCGATGTCGTCGGGGAGCTTGGCGGACTGCACGCCGAGCGAATCGACGAGCGGACCGATCTCGGCCACCACGTTTTCGATGATGGCGTCCCGGTCGAACATGATGTTGTTCGTCCAGGGCTCGCTCTGCGTCTGGATGGCATTGACCACCCAGGGCTGGACGATGAACTCGCCGATGTAGCGGCTGTAGCGCTTGGCCGGATCGGTCCAGGGCACGACGATCGTCTTGCCCTTGGTGTAGTTCACATCGTCGGCGAGCAGCTTGCTCCAGGTCTGCCCCTGGGTGCGAATGAACCCGGCGTTGAACCGGGTATCGAGAACGGTGATGAGCGCGTTGGCATTGCCTTCGACCGGCACGCTCAGATTGGGTACTCCACTCATTTTTTTGGCTCCCTTCTGACTGGTGGTGCCGGTTAGGGCGTCTTGAACTTGACGTCAACGGTCCCGTCGACGTTGATGCGGTAGAGGATGAGGCCGCCGCAGCGCGTGCTCGTGTTGCTCGTGCGCCGGATCGTCTCGTCGTCCTCGATGTAGACTTCATTGTCGAGGTCGGCCTGGGTCACCGGATCGGTCGACAGGTTTTTCAGACCCGTGACGATGGTGGGGCGGTCGATCTTGACCACGAAGGCGCCGTTGGCTCCGTTCGCATTGCTGAAGCGCTCGTGCGCGATGCCCTGGACGCGGAAGGCGGAGTTGTTGACCGCCGGGCCCGGAATCTTGGTGGTGTAGCCGGAGGCGTTGGCGCCGACCAGGCCGCCGGCATAGCTGCTGCCGTTTGCGGCGACCGAGCCGCTCTGGCTCGGGTTCGGGTTACCGACGGGATTGCTGCGATCGTTCGTGAGAGCCATTGGGGCCCCTCCTTAGGTGTCTGGATCGATGGTCTCGGGGCTAAGCCGCGGTCTTGCCGGGCTTGGCGGCGTTGCTGGCCGCGATCAGGCGCGAAGCCTCGGGGCCGAACTTGCCGGCCTTGTTGGCCTTGAGCTGCTGCACGGCCTCTTCGCGGGTGCAGGACGCGCCGCTCGCTTCGACTGCCGCGATGACGAACGCGATCTCTTCCTCGGTCACGATCGCGCTGGGATCGCTGCCCGCCGGGAGCGCCGGAGCGGTCGCCGGCTTGTCGGCCGAAGCGGTCGCCGGGGGCGGAGCGCCGCCGCCGACGCTCGCCAGCGCGGCGGGGCCGCCGCTCTTGAGCCGCTCGCGCGCCTTGGCCTCGTAGGTCCTCAGCTCACCGATGGTCCACGGATCGGCCGGGATGCTCTTGCCGCCGCTCAGCGTGATCATGCGCGGCTTGCCGGTCACCGGATCGACCCCCAGCGCCTCCTGCGCGAGCGCGGCGCTCATCAGGTTCTCGCTCTGGAGCTGCGCCACCAGCGCGCGGCAGGCGCCCGCGGTGTTGCTGTTGGCGAGCTTGGTGGCGTCGGTCGCGAGCTTGACCGCGTCGGCAGCAGCTTTCTTGCTCTCTTCGAGCTCGGTCTTGAGACTGAGGATCTCGGGCCGCAGACCGGTGATGCTCGACACGCCGAGCTGCGCCTGGATGCCGGCGAGCTGCTTGGCGGGACGGACGGCGCCGAACTTGAGGCACGCTTTGACCACGGCCTGATGGTCGGCGGACAGCACGGACATCATCTCCGTCTCGTCCTCGTCCATATCCATCACGACGGCCTCGGGGGCCGAGACGCTGACCTTGGCCGCGTAGCTCGACAGCGCGGACATGAAGTTCACCGCGTCGTCCATCTGGGCCGTGAACATCTTCTGTTCGGCGCTGCCGGCGCTGCACTTCTTGGCCAGCGTGGCGCTCAGAAACAGCCGCTCGATGGTCTCGCCCATCGCGTACATCACCAGCTCGTCCTGGCCGAGTCGCTCGTACCACATGTTTTCGCTCCGTGTCGTGACGGCTGGCGCCGAGGCTGCCGCCGGGGTAGATGCTGCGTTATCGGACGTGACCGCCGGCGGGGGCTCGGCGGGCGGAGGGGTTGCGGGAGTCGCCACCGGGGCCGGCGTCGCGCTTGCAGCCGAAGCGGTCGCCGGCGCGGGCTGCGCGGCGTCGAGGTTGATGCTCTGCGCCCAGGAGGCCCACAGGTCGGCGCCCGCGGACAGCACTGCCTGCTTGAGCGCATCGGCGCCCAGGCCGGCGTTGAAATCGATCTCGAAGGTCAGCGGGACCTGGACGGACACCACGCGCTTATCCGCCGCCTGCTCGGGCGGGGGCAGCAGCAGCTCGCCCGGGGTGCCCAGGCTTGCGAGCAGCGCCTGCTTGTGCGTCGCCGGGACGTTGGTGATCGCGCAGTTGTACAGCCGCAGAAAGCGCCCGGTCTTCGGGTCGAAATCAAAGGCGGGCGAGGTGCTGCGCTTCTCCTTGCGGCGGATCTGTCCGTCCGCGAGCTCGGTGAAGTCGCACTTGACCATCCACAGGTCTTTGCCGTCCTTGCCGAGGTCAAAAGACCCCGCGGACAGCTTCATGTACCCGGGGAGGTTCGGATTCCATTCGTCGTGGTCGTAGTCAAACGACCCCGGACCGGCGCCGCTCGGGGAGACGACGCCCCCCATGCGCTGCTGCCAGTCCGCCCAGACGGCCGCAAGGGCCTTGTCGTCGAGGAGAAAGTTGCCCTTGGTGGTCTTGGTGATGCCCGCGCGCCACAGCAAGATCTCGGTCGGGGGCTCCACCTCGTCGGCGCCGTCCTTGGCGAGGATCGGGGCGTAGGTGTAGGCCCGTCCGATGTTGGGCGTCGCCGAGATGTCGCACAGCGCGAACTGGACGTCCGGCGGTAGCAGTGCTGTCTGGGCGATGTCCATGGCTCATCAAGTGGACAGTCAAGGGATTCCCCGATCAAGCTGTTGGGCGGGCTGCACAGATGTCACACACTGATGTTGTGTGAGCAGCTCAACAGAGCTACGCTGCGCCCCGTGTCTATCAAAACCCCCCGCCTGCCCCCGGTGCTGCTGACGGTCCCGGAGGGCAAAGCCTACGAATCGGCCATCGCCGCGTACCGGCGCCGCACTGGCGACAACAAGACGCACGCGGATATCGTCCGAGACGCAATCGCGGACTTCTGCGCTCGTGAGGGCATCAACTACCCCCGGGCGATCCGCTTACCCGGTCGAAAGACCGTTCACCCGCCGGCAGCGCCGGCCAGGAGCAAGAAATGAGCGCTCAGCAGCAGTCAAAGCAGCAGTCCCAGCAGCCCGCCCAGCAGCAGGCCGCGCCTCCCGCCAAGACGCCAGAGGAGGTGGCACAGATCCGCTGGGAAACGACGCAGACGAACCTGCGGCAGATTATCATGCGGCATAACCCCGTCCCCGAGAACCAGGCGCGCTTCGGGGCGCTGTGGGCGATCAAGCGCGAGTATCGCGGCCTGACCGTCGAGGCGGTCAACATCAACTCGGGCGTCATCACGCCGTTCGCGGTGCTCGTCCCCGAGCATCTCAACGAAGACGCCGCAAACAAGCTCGTCGCCTGGTACGACTCGGTCAAGAAGGGCCGCAGCGACAAACCCACCGATAAGGCGGCCGGCTGATGCCCTCGCTGCGGTTTATCGACCTGACGCGCGCCGAGGCATTCGGTCGGCTTCTTGAGCCCATCGAGTCGCCCAAGCCCTGCCCCTCGGGTCTGGGGTGGGTGGTCGAGCACGGCGAGCCGGCGGAGCTGCCGCCCGAGGCCGGGACTTACGTGCAGCAGCAGCTGCATCACCGCAGGATCTCAGCGGCCGCTGGGCTGCGCGCGCTCACCCAGGCGCTGCACGGTTCGTATCGGCCCTTTTACGCGGTGCTCGACCTGCTCGCATCCGCGCTCGAGCGCGCGCCCAAAGAAGTCAACGAGGTGCTGGGCAGCGACCATCTGGCGCTGTTCTTCCGGACGCTCGCCGGCGCGATCCCGGACTCGCCGCCGGAGATGCCGGACCGGCGCGCGTTCCTCCTGGCAGCGGCGTCGCTGCTCGATCCCCATCCGCCGGTTGCGCCGTACCCGCGCGAGCTGATTCTGGCGGCGATGCCTTGGCAGCAGATCATGGCCGAGGCCGACAAGACCATGCGCGGGCTGCCGCTCATCCAGCGCAACGACCGGGGCGAGTTTTTCCGCACCACCCCCGGGGGACTGTCCGAGGCGATCGGCCCTCTCGAAGTCGAGGGCGTCATTGCCCAGCACAGAGACTGCGTGGGTGTCATCACGATCTGCACCGATGACATCCGCGCCTACCTCGGCGCCGCCGGGCGCCTGGTCCTCACCTACTCCAACTAAAAAAGCCCCGCGGCGCCGGAGCGGCATCGCGGGGCTCGAGTCTTACGCGGGGCGCTGCTACTTCTGCGGCGCCTCTTCGTGCTCGGCCGGCTCGTTCGGCACGACGACGCCCGCGGCGCCCAGGTGCGGGCGGGGGCTGCGCAGCGCGGCCGGCGCGGTCTCGGTCAGGCCCATGCGCTGCGGCGCGGCTTCCTTCTCGGGCTCGTCGGCCGGGGCGGTGCGTTCGAGCGTCCGCAGGTCCTGCGGGGTTTCGGCGATGGGGGCGGCGTTCTCGATGTCGGTCGGCATGATCTCTCTCCTGGGGCGGGGTGGATGGGCGGGCGCTGTGGCTTGTGCTCTATGTCCTGACCACAGCCCCCGGCCGGCTGTCAAGGCGCGCGGCACAAACAAAAAAGCCGCTGCGCAGCCGGTGAGGCGCTGCGCAGCGGCCGGTCCCAGACGAGCTGGGTGACGTTGCCCCTTGCCAGGCAAGAGGGTCCGCCGGGTGGCACCACGGACTCTAGGCTAAATGCCGCGGGGCTACAACATCACTCTGCAGCAGCTCGGGCGGCGCGGGTGGTCTTGCGCTGCCGGCGCTTGGCGAGCAGGGCCTTGACCGCGCGCATGACGCCGATGTCGTCGTGCGGGTCGAGGTCTTCGGGCTCGGGCATCAGCGTGATGCCGATCTGCTTGAACATGTGCGCCGGGTCGTACTGGACCGTCTTATATTTTTGCAGGTCGGCGATCGCGTTGCCCATCTGCTGCGCGGCCAGAGCTCGGGACTGCTGCGTCTGGGCAGCGGTCTTCTTCAGGTCCGCGGCTTCCTTGCGCTGCTCGTCCGGCGTCGCGTCGAACAGGAAGTAGGGCGCCAGGTCTGGGTCTCCGAAGTTGTGATAGGCGAAGTACCGCCAGACCTGGGTGCGCAGCGGACCGTCAGACGGGACCATGTGCCAGCGCTCGGCGCCGTTGTCCACCTCTTCGGGCGAGGGATACCACTCGATCTGCGCGTCGGAGATGGTGAGCGAGTCATCCCGGGCGAGCGTGTCTTCCTTGCCGCCTTGGCCGATGACGGCAGCGTGTGAGCCGCCGTTCTCGCCGGCCGCGGTGGTCAGACTCTGCGCGAGCCAGAGCGTGTAGATGTCCAGGTCCTGCTCTTTCTTGGACAGGTCGAAGCTCTGGAGCGCGGCGGCGTTCGGCGGCCCGATAAAGTCGGCGTCGATCCCCGTCTCGGGGTTCTCTTTGTCGCGGGGGCACATCAGCACGCCGTTGCTGCCCATGGTCCGCAAGGACTCCTGGAAGTGCTTCCAGTCCGCCGACTCGCCTCCCATGTAGGTTGGGAAGCGGACCTTGATGATGCCGAGGCTGTGCCGCTCCTCGAAGCGCGCGTGAAAGACGCGGGTATAGATCCGGCGGAGCACCGGGTTCCACAGCGGCCGGATCATGCCGTCGAGCCACGGGCGCGAGCCGCCGGCGTTGAGCATGACGAAGCGACCTGCCCCGGGGGCGTTCTCACCCACCAGATCCACCGGGCCGTCCTGGGTGATGATGACGTAGTTGCCGCCGTTCTGATCTCCACCGTACTGCGCCAGTTCGCTGCCGAAGTTGGTCCGCCAGTAGATGAAGCTCGGGTGCCAGGCCTTCAGCTGTGGGATGTCCCAGTAGGGCGGGTCGCCGTCTGGGTTTCGGACCTTGACGTTCACGATCTCGAGGATGGCGAAGCGGAAGTGATACAGGTACTTCATCGCCTCCCGGAGCACGCCCGTCGGAAAGATGATGTTTCGGTGCTGCGCGAAGATGCGGGCGGCGCGCTTGCCGCCGCGGCGCTTGCTCGGGATGATCCGCTGCTTGAGCGTGAACAGGTTGATGGTGCGGGTGCGCAGGCCGTGGTAGTTGGCGTCGTCTTTCTGCAGCTCCTCCATGAGCAGCCCCGCCATCTGGAAGTCGCCGGCGTCCATGGCGTTGATCGCCTTGCGCGCAAGCGGAGGCTTCCAGGTCGGCTGATCGCCGAAGGTCGGCCACATGGACAGGTAGGGCAGCTGCCTGTACTCGCCCTCCGCCGGCTTGGGCCTGGCGTCCTTGACATCCAGCGGCGGCTCGATGGCGTGCAGCGCCCCCGGCTCCTGGAACAGCGCCATGAGCGCTTCGCCCGGGTCCTCCTGCATGCTCCCGCCGGCATACGGTTCGGCCGCGGGGGGGCGCACCATCAGCTGCATCGCCTCGCCATAGGACACCGGGATCGCGGCGCTGCCTGGCACGATGGCGTCCAGGTCGATGCGGGGCTCGGGAGGGGCGAAGGGGTTGATCGCGCCCAGAAACTCGGAAATCCTTGACATGTGCGCAGAGTAGCGCCCCGGGCTATCCCGAGGCCAGCGCTACGTGGTGACGATGAGCCCGCGGCAGATCCGCGCGAAGCTCTCCGGGTCGATGAACGCCCGCCCGTATTCGAGCTGCTGCCAGGTCTCGGGTGTGGTGCGGAAGCGCTCGGCGCAGGCCTCGACCGACATCCGGCCGCGCATAAAGCGCAGCGCCCGCCCCTGCTGCGGGTGCCCGATGCGCACCAGCGAGACAGCCAAGCCCAGGTCTGGCCCGAGCTGGCGCGGCGAGTCGCACGGCCCGACGTGTCCGGCCGGCTGCGCGCACGGGGCGATCGGCCCGCACTCGGGCGGCAGCGCCCCGCAGATGCCGATGAGAATCGGCCGCGCCAGGCCGATGATCTTGGCGTCCCGCCAGGCGACCGTGCGCACGTTGACCTGGTTATGGGAGTTGCCCTCGATCGTCTGGATGCGCAGGTCCGGAAAGGGGCTGACCACCGCGGCGATAAAGCCGACGTGCCAGCCGCCATCAGCGCGCCGGAACCAGGCGACATCGCCGGGCAGCGGCGCCGGCGGCGTGTCCTTGACCCAGCAGGCGCGGAGGTTCTTCCAAAGCTGCTCGGCGCTGAGGTGCCCGACCGTGAGCGCTCCGAGCGCGCCGCCAGCGACAAGCCCGGTGCTGAGAAACCCAGCGCACCAGGCCGCGCTCATGGTGGGGCGCCCGGTCCACAGGGCCAGGGACTCTTCTACGATGGGGCCAAGGTTTGGGCCGCCCTGCTCGTGCCGCGCGACCTGGCGCAGCGCGTACAGAAGCGGCGATGGCGGGGGGAGGACTTCGAGCGGGAAGGAAGAGAAGGGGACTACCGCATCGGGCATGCCGGCATCATACAGCGCCGGCCGGCGCGGGGGCTACCGGTCGACCGTCAAGACCTTCGGCGTGCCCGCGGGCATCCCGAATCGGTAGATCGCCTGGCCGTGGATGCGGGTTCCTTCCAGGGTCGCCCGCGGAGTGCCCTCGGGGGAGATTTTGAAGCCGAAAGTCATGCTGTCCGGGTTTTGCGGGAACGTGGCCTCGATGAAGACCCGATCCTTTCCGGGTGGCAGCACCACCGACTGGATGGACTCGGCATGCGAGGGGCCGAAGCTGTCCATCAGGCCCACGAACACCCGGATCGCGATGGGGGAGGAGTAGTACAGCCCCACTGCGAGGCGCGCGCCCTGCATCCCGGTCAGCATGTCGCGGCGGACCACGACGGAATACTCCGTGGTCTTGCCGAGCACGATGTCAGCGCCGCACGGGCCTTCTTTGGTCTGCTGCACCTCCCGGCTCGTGCTCGGGAGCAGCACCATCTGGCCGTCCATCGCACGGCAGGGATCGTCGGGGACCTTGACGCCGGCTCCGAGCGGCGCGCCGGAGCTCGACACGCCGTTTATGTGCGGACCTGTCATCCCGCACCCGCCCCCGAGCGGCACCAGCAGGGCAAAAAGGCAGACACCCATCAGGAAACTTTTAGTCCGAGTCTTCCACATCGTCGTCATCCTCTGCGTCCTCTTGGGACGCGCTGTTGTCGTCGTCCGGCGATGCAGCAGATGCCACATCGCTGACGACACTTGCGACTCCCTTGATCAGCCGGCCGAGCCCTGCGATCGGGTCGGCCGAGCCTTCTTCGGGCTCCGTTTCATCGCCTGCGTCCGGCGGCTCGCTCTCTTCGGCCGGGACGATGACCACTTCCAGCGGCTGCGGCGCGTCACCCGGCATCGGGCTTGCCTCCCTGCGCGGCTGCGGTCTTGCGGATCTCGGCGAGCTGCTGGTCCATCTGCTCGTTGAGGACCTCGCCCTTGGCGGCGTTGACCGCGGCCTCGGCGGCGTTTTTCTTGGCCAGGTAGTTCTTGATGCCCTGGGCGGCGCCGATGATGAGGTCCAGGCCCTTGTTTACGACCTCGGTGACAAGCGGCGCGCTCACGGAGTCACCCCGGGTGCAGCAGGAGCTGGAGCCGATGCAGAGGGAGCGGCGGCAGGCGCGGGGCGACCCGGCGGCACGAACGGCACGGGCTTTACGTTCGCGGTCGCGCAGGCAGCAGCGGCCGACACGGGCTCGACGATCGCCGCGGCATACTCCGAAGCGGTGGGACCGGTGGCGCCGGGGTCGGCAGCCTTTGCTGCGGCCTTCCAGTACGCCTGGAGCGCCTTGCCGGCCTGGTTGGCTTTCTCTGCGCAGCTCAGGATAAGCGGATCCCCGCCGGGCTTGTCCTTGAGCATGAGAGCGGCGCCGTTCACAAGCGCGGCCATCTCTTCGTGGGTCTTGAATACCGGCTTGGGCAGGCATGCAACGCCCAGGAGGGCGGCGAGCGATAGACCTGCGATGAGGTGGGATTTGTGGGGCATGTGGGCGGGCTCCTCAGATGGCCCCCACGCCATACCCGCGTAGCCTCGGGCGGAGAGCTGGCGGGGTTTTGACGCGGGGGCCGAGGATGTACCTACCCCGGTTTTGCTGTGATGGTCAAGGTCCGGCCACCAGGGCGGGAACGCGATCGACCAGGAGCCGCAGCGCCATATATCAGCTAGGCAGATGGCAGGTGAGCACAAGTCGGCGGTGGAGGTTCGGCCTTGATGATGTTCCAGGTCGTATTCTGCCGAGACACCCACGGGTGGATACTGGCCGGTTCGAACGCCTCACCGTCAAGCGGAGCGACCCTATCGCCGGGGCCATCGCCATCAATCAACTCAAAAGCGGAGCGATCCGGCGAGATGGTGGTTATGATGCACTGTCTCCCCTGTGCCATCACGGTGTCGCCAGGCACCAGCGACTGGAGCCAGAGCATCTTTATCTCTGAGATGCGCCGCTCTGCTTCTTTCGTGATCTTGGCGGTGATGTGTTGCGTGTAGATGAGCGCTTGCTGGGCTTCGATGTCCATCAGATACCTCCTTTGGTTAGTTACGATTGATACGTGCGCGATTTTGACACGCCAAGCAGTACTATTGCTGCCGTGGCCTATTTCTTTTTCGTCTTCTTTTTTTGTTTCTCTGCGGGCACGCAATAGCAACGCTCTTTGCAGTCATTCGCATCCAATGGGCTCTCCGATATTGGCTGCGGAGCGCAGTCATATCCGGAGAACGACTCCTCATTGGCCGCGCAAGCCGTTCCGCAGCGAACCTCACGGGCTATGGCGTCAAACGAAACGCCGAGAATAACCAATAAAACTAACGTTCGCATGTTTTCCTCCTGTGGTTTGCTGTGACGGTCAATAGTTCCGGCCGGCCGCATCTACTCGCGATCGACCCATCGATCGCCGCTCACCACTCCGGGGCCTGCGGGGCTCTTTGCTAACGGCGGCTCGGGGCGCGCTGGCCGGTGCGTGGTGAAGTACTCGGCGGGCAGATTCCCTCGCACGCCGTTGCACTTGGCGTGGACGAGTCGAAGATTTCCAAGGTCGTTCTGGCCGCCCTTGGACCGCGGCTTGATGTGGTCGATGGTCGGCAGCGCCCAGTTTTTCGGTTCGGTGATCTCGAAGTTGAGCCGGCGCCCGCAGATGCGGCAGAAGTCGCCATCCCGCTCCCTGAGCTTGCGCACCTTATGGCGCCGGTTCTGAATCCTGGACATGCTCTAGCTCGGGCTGGGAGTCGGTGGGGGCTTGCCACTGGGTGGCTTCTCGCGAACCAGAATCAGCCGCGCAGCTCGCGCCTCGCCGTCCTGGATCAGCAGCGGCTGGATGACGTGCTCGATCCGGTATCCCTGGGCGAGCAGATCGTTCACGCGGGTTTCGTCGTATTCGATGTCCTCGCTCCACGCGGCGATGATCTTGCACTCCTGCATGGTCCGGACTCCCTCTCCTGCTGCTTGTGGTTGGACGTCAAAACGAAGCCCGCCGAGCCAGCACATCAGCAAGCAAAGCGCGATGAGCAGGAGCGGGCGGAGCACCAGCCAGAAGATTTCGTTCAAGGCAGACGGTCCGCGATAAGGCGGCAGCTCGGGCGGCGCAGCGGTGGGCAACGGTTTCATCGAAAGATCCCCTGACGAAACTGCGCTCGATACAAGTCAAGCCAGGCCTGGGACTCGCGTTTTTGCAACTCGATCTCTTCTGGGTCCATTCCGCTGCCGTTGCACAGAGAGCAGCGGCGATAGAACGTGCCATCGATCAGCCAGCCCGGGCGAGGAGAGGAAATACACCGTTGGCAGCGCTTCATTTCCGGTTCCGCCGCCGCCGCCGCTCTTGCCTCTCGCGCACCCACACCACCAAGGAAAACAGCCCGTACACAATGAGCGCGCAGGTCCCGAGTGCGGCGGCAATGCAGACCGCGCTTGCCATGAGGTAGAACGGCCACAGCATCGGCGACAGGACCCAGAACCAGGAAAGATTCGTCTGCCCGGTGGCCTTCAAGTAGATCAGCATCGCCCCGATGAGCCCGCAGACGTAGAACGCGGGGACCGGGATGTTGATGGTGATGGGCGGCTTCGAGTCGGCTTCCTTTTCGGTGCCGACCGGTGCGCCCTCTTTACGTTCCTTGGCCTCGTCCGTCATGAAGATGGCTCCTCTGTGGTCGCATCAAACAGCACTTCGCCATAGACCTCGGCATAGGCTTCGGCCTTGGGCTTGCCGCGTAGCACCAGAGCCTGGAAGCGGCTGTACTTCACCAGCTCGTCCTGGAGCGCCCGGCCTGACTTGCCGTCCGTCCTGCGGCCGAGGAATCCCTCGGGGTGCTTGTTGACGATCGACCGGTCCTGCGGCAGCAGCGGATTCACCGGGAAGCCGTAGGGGTCGAGTTTCACGCCCAGACCCTTGCAGATCCTGCGCTTGCGCTCCGCCTGGACCACCTCCATCATCCGGGCGTAGCCGCCCGTGCAGAGTTTGTGGCGCTGGGTGGCGCTCATCCGGAGCATCCAGCGGGCGAGGCGCTCGCATTTCTCGCAGCCATCCGGGACTGCCTGTTCGAGGCAAAACTGGATGTCGCTGTCTTTGAGGTTCAGATCGTCCGTGACGATGTGCATGCAGCAGCCGGCGCCTTCGCTCCTGTAGATGTCATCCAGGAGCTCGACGGCCTTGATCATCTCGACCTGCGGCAGGCAGGGAACGCGGCGGGTGCGCCTCATGAGTGTTGACACCGCATCAGCAGAGCCGTGATCGCCGCGAAGGTCCAGCACATCGCGCGAGTCGGCACAATCTTCTGCCAGCCAAGAATGAAGAATGCCGACGTCATACCGGCCCAAAAATCAACGGTGTAGGGCGGGAGGCTCACTGTTTTTTGCTTTCTGGCACAAGCGTCTCCAGCCGGAGATCAGCAGCCAGAGCAGGAGACAGGAACCGGCGCGGGCTCTGCTGGGACATGGCGAACGCCTCGGCCGGTGGCTTCCTATCAAGCACAAGGTCCTGGAAGGCGCAGATCTTGGCGACCTCCTGCTTGACCTCATCCCCGCTGAGGACGCGCGGCGCGGTCTTGGTCTTGAGCAGCGCCGCGCGCGCCGTGGTGTAGTTTTCGCCCGTGTCTTTCATCCGGGCGCGGACCAGTTTTTTGAAGTCTCGGGATGCGGTCATGGAGTCAGTCCCCCGCTTCTTCGCGCGCCAGCTCGGCAAAGATCCGGGCCTGAGCCAAGAACAGCCGGCACGCCTTCAGGTTGAGAAAACCGCGCGCGGTGAGCGCCATAGAGACGTTCGGATCGAGCGGGCTGGCCTGCTCGACGCCTTCGATCTTGCTGATCAGCAGGCTGATGTCTTTCTTCGCGCTGCTCATGTCTTGTCCGGCGTGGTGATAGCCCACACGTCGCTGTGGATCTCGGTCTCGCCCGGATCGTCGGCATACTGGAAGCTCTCGCCCGTCGGGTTGAGATCGGTCTCCGGCGGCTTGGCCAGCACGATCAGCGGCTCCTCTTTGGGCGTCGACGCGTCGACGGGCTGAGGCGTCGACGCACGGTCCAGCAGCGGGTTGACCAGGTGCTTTTCAATGACGTCCGGCAAGCACAGCTCGTCATCCCAGGAGTTATCGCCGTGCTCCCGGCACAGCCGCCGCAGCTTGGCGCGGACTTCCCGCAGCTCGACCTCCGCCCGCGCAAGCCGGGTCGCCAGGTCAAGCACGGGATCATCTGACGGGGCCAGCTGCGCGCTCAGCGCGAACTCGTGCAGGAAGTGCCGGAACATCTTCAGGAGCTGCGCCCGCTCGCCCAGGGTGTAGCTCTGCTCGTCCAGCTCGGTCTTGTGCTTGGGGATCATTGGTTTTCAAGCTCCTTTAGCTGCTGCTCCAGCTCCTCGATGCGGCGCCCCTGCTCCTCGATGACCTCCCGGTTCTGCTGGTTGGCCGTCTCCAGCGTCCGGATCTGCCGGTCGCGCTCCGAGAGGTCGTATTCGAGCTGCCGGATCTGCTCCCGCGTCCGCTCCTCTTCCCGGCGGCGCTGGCTCTCGTTGAAGTGATCCACGGTCAAGCTCCTTTGTCCGCTGGGACGTAGTACGGGGCCGGGCGGGTCTCCCCGCGGTTGTTGTGCAGGGCGTTGGGAAAGTAGACCGTCCCGTCACTGGTGCGCACGACGTCGAGCCAGAAGCCATCGATCGACCGCAGCCGGATCGTTCCCACCAGGCCGTCCTCTTGCAGCCTCTTGTAGTCCTCGGCGTGGATGATGTAGGCCCGGCCGTCGGCGCGGGTGATCTGGATGAAGTCCTTTAGCTGCTCGTCGGTCGTGCGCTCGGGGTCGATCACGTCATCGCAGTCAACGTGCGCGGCCGGCTCCGGCGGCTTCTGTGCTGGGGTGGTCATGATGGTTCCTTGGCAGGAGGAGCGATGCCGGGTTTCGGCTCCCAGATGACGTACAGGCCGCAGCCCTTACACCGGCGCTGCCGATGGGTCTTGGACATCTTCTCGGCCCACACATGCCACGCCAGGTACGTTGCGGGCGCCGCCGTGTGCGGCTCGCAGGGTTGCTGCTGTGCTGACGCGCATGGGTCCTTGGCGCGGGCGCGTTCGAAGAGGTTGCCGATGTACATCGCCAGAGCGATGATGATCTCGCACTCCGATGGTGGCTCGGGCTGAGGATTCCGGATGTGCTCGTGAGCACACAGCAACGCCTCTTCGCTCAGAATGTCCAAAGCACTCCTCGGCCAGCTCCTGCGCCCGGGCGCGCTGGTACCGCAGTTCGATGCGCAGCGCCTCATCCCCACCCGATAGCCGGAGCTGCCGGATTGCCTGGCGCACGTCCTCAAGAGTTGCGCAGCCGGGCAACTCGTCCAGCACGGCCTGATGCTGCGCCCGCAGGTCAATCACCTGGCTTCGCAGCTGCGCCAGTTCGCCCTTTGCGAGCTCGTGATGAACCTGCATCGCGGCTTCGCGGGATGGCGCGTCAATGCTGCCGTCTGAGTGCACGCGAAACATCGGAGGGCCTTCGGCGTTAGACATCGGCGCCCCCGTCTGCAACGACCACGGAGTCAAGCGAGCTATCTCGCCAGGTAATGTACATCGACGCGCGCTCCGCAAAGTCGATGCCCCGGCTCCAGCGCCAGCCCGGTAGCAGCCGGCGGCGCCGCAGCGTGTGCGGGCAGTTCATCCCCCGCGCCTTGCAACGGGCGCAGCGCTCCGGCCGGCCGCGCCAGAACTCCCCGAGCGCTGCAAAGACCTCGGCATCGCCCTCGATGCGCAGCTTCCACCGTGCGGTGATGTATCCCCACCCCGGGGGCCACTCCACCGGGCTCACCTCGCACAGGTAGATCGGGCGCTCCCACTGGCGGTACCGGATATAGGGGTTGCTCTCCCAGGGCAGCGGGGCGCGCGTCAGCCACTGCCGCCCGGGCTTGGCGCAGGTGGGTCCGCCGGACTCGTAGACGCCAAGCGGCTCGCGGCGGGGGCGGTGATACATCGGCCGCAGGCAGTGCGGGCACGGCTCGTTCCACACCATGATCTCGGGGACGCCCCAGCCGCACACCTCGCAGACCCGGACGCCGCGGGTGGCGTGCTGCAAGACATCAGCCATGGTGCACAGCACCTCGGGGACAGCGGGCGCCGGGACCGCGCTGACCACACCGGCCTGGTCTACCTCCCAAGTCGGCGTGTCCTGCTGCGAGGCCCAGAACTTTTGACGGAGGCGGTTTGTTTCCGCGTCGATGGCACTGCTCCGCAGCACCGGGGCGACGCTGAGCCGCGGCAGGAATCCCTTGCGGCGCATGTCCAAGACCATGGGAGTGCTTGATTGATTTGCCATTGCCAACCTCTTACTCCTGCGGCTGAAGCGATAGCAAGATTATTTTTGATATCGCTTCACTTTTTCTGCTCAGAGTCCGCGCCCGTCATATCGATAAGCGCCGCGGCCAAGACTTTGCTATCCAGGGTGCGCACGGCCACTTCGAGCGCCTTGAGCCTATCGCCCAGCTCCAGACTGCTCAGCACCCGCTGCAGCAGCTCGGCCTGGGTCATCTGGATAAACACCTCGGTCCAGGCCCGGGTCTCGAGGATGGGCTTGGCCCAGAGCCTGGAATACGCCGCGGGCAGGCAATACGTGTCGGTGATGATGCGGTGGCACGGGCGGCAGAGCGGGATCGTCAGAAAGTCTGAGGTCTTCTGACCGACGCCGCGGGGGCCTTCATGGTCGGGGTCCGAGAGGCCCTCGCTCACCAGGCCGTCGCGGGCGCAGTTGCAGCAGGGCTGGCGCCGGATGAACGCCTTGTAAGCCTCGGACCGCGCGGGCGGCTCGGGCTTGGGCTGCGGCCCCGCCTTGGCCGGCTGACCATCTGAGCCAGCGGGCGGCAGCGGCCCGGTGCGCCAGCGGATCGGTTCAGCCGGAGACTCGGCCGGCGGCGGCGCGGCCTTGGGCCGACCCAGCGGGCGCAGTTTGGTGCAGCTCACCCGTTCCTCGCTGTCGTCGTCATCGAACTTGACCTTGCAGCTCTTGTCGCAGGACTCGAGCACGACCGCGGTGCGGCGCTTGTTGCCCTTGCCGGTGGGGAGCACCAGGCAACTATCGCCGGAATTCATAGCAGCAGCACCGGCTGGTCCACTGCCACTGCGCACCAGCGCGCAGAAAGCGCCTCGTGCTCCTTGAGCGAGCCGACCGCAGCAATAGCCAGGCCTGCCTTGCTGGGGATTGGCAAGAAAGGCACGGCCTCGGTATCGGCGAGGAGCAGATCGATTCCCTCTTCATCTCCGTGCAGAAGCCAAATCCTTCCGGCTCCGTTCAAGGTCACTGCTTCACACAGCGTTCGACCTGCGGCCAGGGGGAAATGTTTGGCGATAATGCTGACCAAACCGCCGGCCGGAGGCGCCGTTCCCATTGGACACAGAATGCCAACGGTCTTGGCGTTGATGAGCCCCCAAACTGCACACATTGCCAACGTGGTGCTGCGTCCAGAGCCTGGGCCACCCACTATGTCAATCAGACCACGGGGCCACTCGGTGCCTTGAAGCTGTTCCAATACCTTCAACTGGGGTGCCGTGGGAACGCCTAACAACTTCATCCACTCGTGCGTGCTCATGTTGACCTCGAACTAGCGATGGATTCCACCGGCGCCCTGGCACCAGCGGTCATACGGGGGGACGGGATAGAGCCAGATGAACTCGCTCGGCTTGATCCCGAGCATGCGGCCGTTCTCAGCGCGCACGCCCGCAGCGCCCTGCGGGTTGAAGCTCGCCACGTACAGACTCGGCGGGGCGTACGTCGAAGCGAAGGGGCCGTCTCCCTTGACCCCGTAGGGCAGGCGGATCTGGCCGAGCTCGGGCTTGCACTGCGGGCAGCCGAGCCAGTAGCCGCCGCCCTCCTGGGGGACCCAGTTCGCCGCTTCCGACCATCCAGTCAGAATCACGGCGGGAATTCCCAGGGCCGCGGCAATGCGATCCAGGTCGCGCACATCGGGCCAGCACAGACCGCGCTCCCAGCGGATGATGGTCTGCGTCGAGATGTCGATCTTGCGACCGAGCTCGCGCTGGCTCATCCGAGCTCGAACACGCGCCATCAGGAGCCGCTGACCGATGCCAGCATGCCCGCGCGGCGCAGGCGTCTTTGGTAACGCCCGCTCCGCGGCCTTCCACTTCCCTTCGATAGCTGCTCGACGCGTCATCGTCTGTCCTTTCGTCCAGGCCGGTCGAATAGCGACCCCGGCTCGCTCTCGTCGCGATACTCGGCGCAGCCGCTGTCGTCGTGGTGCATTGCAAACGAGGGCGAGCGGTGCCCGTCCCTCTGCTCAATTTCTCGCTGAGGCTGCGGCTCCTCGTGCTCGCGCAGTTTGGCCAGGCTTCCGGCCGACTCGCTGAACGGGGGCGGGGGCTGCGGGAGTGACTTCTTTCGGTGCCGCATGGCTCGATCCTTTCATCGCCTGCTGGAGCGCGGCGGCCCACTCCTGCGCGCTGGCCCAGAACGGCTCGCACTCAGTATCCGGCCCATCGGCCATCACCTGAATGCGCAGCGAGTCTGCGCCGACGCCTTGGAACGTCGCGGACTCGGCCTTGGTGGCGCAGCGGACGCGCACTGTGGCGCCCGGGATCTGGCCAAGCGCGACCCGAGCTGCGAGCTCCAGCCAAGTGCCTGCGATGGGCGGCTCGGCCTGGCTCGGCGCGGCGAGCGAAGACACGCTGAAGTCCGGCGCCTTCTTGTTGCGCCCCACGAAGTCAGCGGCCACGCCAAGCGGACCAGCCAGCGAGGCAGCCTTTGTGTGCACGAGCACCTCTGCCAAGTGGAGCAGCGCGAACTGCAAGCCCTTGGGGGTGAGCTGCTCGTGACCGTAGACCTTGGCGCCTGTCACCAGTCCCTCGCGCATGGCCTTGCGCCTGGCGCCCGCTCCGACCAGAGCCGCGGCGGCGTCTGCTTTCTGGCTCACGACGCGGCCTCCGTGGCTTCCTCGACCGTGCGGTAGCCCGTCCGGCCGCGGGTGCGGACCGACATCAGGTTGCCGTTGCGCCGGATGTACTTGCGCAGGCGGTTGATGACGGGGCCGCGCACGGTCGGAACGAACCGCCGCTTGATGCAACGCACCTGCAGCTTGATTTCGCTCACCTGGACTTCGCCGTCTCGCGCAAGCGGGTTCTGGTTCTTCACTCCTGCGATGATCGAGCCCGATGCCCTATAGTCGCCGGTGGACTTGCCAAGCGGCTTCGGACTCGCGCCGCACAACTCGCCTTTTGATACTTTTTCCGAGTACGCGATTGACTCGATCGGCAAGATGCCGCCTCCGATCCGGATCGATGCGTAGCTGACCTTGATGTTCACTGGGGTCTCCTCAGTTCTTGGGGTAGAGCTCGTCCGGGAACGGGCCGAACCCAGCAGCTCGCAGCTTGCAGAGCGTCAGGCTGCGGTTCTTCCCGCTCGGAACGAACCAGAAGGCATGCACTTCCCACATCGTCAGCGCCGTGTAGACCGAGACATGCGCGCACCAGGTCACCTCAAAGCGCATCTGCTTCTCGGCTGCGATGAACGCGGGGTCTGCATGCGGCCCTACGGCATCCGCAGGCAGCAGCGGCGCAGTCGATGGACGCGAGGCGCTTACGGCTTCGGCGTAGCCAGCCTGGGTGCCTCGCTTAAACGATGATCCCAGGCTGGATAGGAACTTGAGCAGGCCCATGGTCTTGCCGCTACAGATCGACAGCCAGAACGCCCTGTCCCTTGACGCCGACAACGGGCTCCGATTCGTAGTCCTCAAGCTCGGCCTGTAGGTCGGCCAGCTCTTCCGGTGTTCCCTCGAAGTTCTTGATCTTCTCTTTGATCGGGTCCAGGTACACGCTGCGCGGTTCCCAGCATTCCCCAGACGGATTGATGTGGTCCTCTTTGAGGATATCGAGCATATGAACCACCCCGCCGCGCTCGTCCCCGGCCCAGAGAACGCGCAGATCGAGTTGCGCTTCATCCATTTCGCCGATAGCTGCCTTGAGGTCTCGGAACGTCATGCCCTTCTTTTCGGTCTTCATTGATGGTCCTCCCGGTAGATGGAGCCGGCGGGAGTTGAACCCGCACCATAAGCATCACCGCTGTGTGCTTCCTGGGACATCCTCGCAGTCCGTCGTACGCCTCGCTGCGGCTCGTTCCCTACACCACGGCCCCTTGTGCCGGGTCTCCCCGGCTGTTCGCCTTACAGCTGCTGGCCTTTCTTGACCCGCACGTAGTAGGCCCGCGACATGTTGCACCCGTCCGCGGTCAGATCGACCTGGGCGCGGCCCTGGTCCATGATCTCGACCTGGCGGTGATGCCGCATGCCCAGCTCGTGCAGGTGAGCCAGCGCCTGCCCATCGGTCGGGTACCACGTCACCGAGTCGCTATCACTGACGGCCCACTGCTCGAACACCGCGAACCCATCGGCCGGTACCGCCTCGTCAGTGTTGCGGTCGCGCAGCAGCACGCCCTTGCCCATCTTGGCCGCGAGCGCCATCCGGACCGTATCGCGCAGCTCGGCCGCTACCTCGGTTGCGCTTGCCGCGCTGGTGACAGCAGCATGAATGCGCGCTTTGAGGTCTTCCATTGTTTGCTCGGCAATTTCTTTCATGGTCAGCATCGGTATCCCCTTGTGAAAGTTGGCGCGTGAGTGCGCCCAATGGAGCCCCACACCGCGGCAGGGGATAGGACGAGCGGCGCGCCGCTCGAACGCTTCAAGGGGGTCCTAGGTCTGCGTCTAGGCACTGAGCGTGACGACGGGATCGCTCTCCACCTTGCGCGGGTCCTTGTCGTAGATCTCGACGCGACCACTGCCGATGTGGCAGCCGCCGAGGAACTTATTTGCCTCTTTACGCGCGCCACGAAGGGACTCTGCGTTGCAGGGGAAGATTTTGGGGTTGGTCGACTGGCTTTCGATGACGCGCAGGAAGTACATGTTCGAGATCCTTTGGCTGGGAGCACGACGCGCCGCGAACCGGGGTTGATTCGCGGGGTGATGCGTCGCGTTCGTCATGGGTCAATTGATGCCCTACGACTTATGCGATAGCAAGATCTTTTTTGCCATCAACTTACTTTTTCGGTGCGTGGCATGCGCATGCGCAGCCCGGCCGCAGGCACGTCAGACGATCCGCGGCGTCATCCCAACACATCATGCAATACCGCTCCGTCTCGGTCGGCGGAGTCGGCTGGGGGCGCGGCGGCCCGCTCGGCTCGAAGCTCTGGAGCTCCTCCGGCTCGGGCGGTGACCCCGGCGGGGGGAGGATGGGCCGCTCGCAGCAGCGGCAGATGCTGCGGCTGTAGACGTAGCGCGCCACGCTCAGCAGGTCCCCCATCATGACCTGCCCGCGCAGCACCGCCCGGCGGACCGAGCCAGGCTCGACGCCCTTTAAGTGAGCCACGTCGAGGTAGCCGTACGCCCAGAGTTGCTCGCCGCCGGCATGGCCCTGCACGCCATCGAACGGTGCGCCTACTCCTTCGGCGTGGTGGCGCGTGGTGGCGACAGGGGGGCGCGGCACGAGGAGCCGCACGCGGCGGCGGGGCTTGTCGGATTTCATCGCCTGCTACCAGTCCGGAGTGAGCGCGTCGATTACGTCTTTGTTTCGGTGCGGCGCCTGTCCGGCCGCCAGGATGATGCCGCGGGGGTTGCCCCGGATCTTGAGGCCGTCCACGTAGGCGCCGCCGTAGCGCAGCGCGTCCATCGCGTGGTTGTCCTCGTTGATCGGCAGCTCCTTTTCCGTGTTGTTCTTCGACTTGGGGGGCATGCGGTAGGACTCAAACTCTTGCAGGCCCGAGTAAGGCTTCTTTGCCTCGATGAGGGCTTCATCGGGGTCCACCAGGGCATCCTCGAACCAGAAGATGCGCGGCAGGCCGTCGGGCTGGCGGAGCATCCGCGCCTTGAGGGCTTCGATCCCGCGCTCGATGTCCTTGTAGGCTGCCACCGTCTCGATGCCGTACTTGTTGAGCGTCGCGCGCCCCTCGGCGTCGTGGTCGGCGATCGTTGCCTCGATTCGCTCCACGCCCGTCAGCGCGTTGATGGTGCGGGCGTGGTCCTCCACCAGGCGCTGCGTGCGGTAGATCTCGCGGTAGACGTACATCCGCCCGTCGTGGTCGATCGCGATCCACAGGCAGACAAAGGGGTTGGTAAATCCGAAGTCGATCGCCCGGATGCGTCTCCAGTCCTCGGGGATCGCGAAGCGGCGGATGACGTGTCCGCCCCGGTTGCCCGGGTCCCACTGCGAGTACACAACGCCCTCGGCCTGGACCCACCGCCCCTTGACCAGGCGCAGGTACTGCGCGCCGGTGAGCTTGGCTTGGTGCTGCGCGTAACTCGCCGGGTTGTACTTGTTGTCCGCGGCGCGGCTGTAGAAGGTCTTGGCCTCCCGTCCCTTGATCAGCCGGCGGTAGATCCAGTGCGTCGGGCGATCCGGGTTGGTCGTCAGGATCACCTGCGTCCAGCCGGCCATGTTGCCGCGCATGCGCATCAGGATCTCGTTGAAGTCCTCCTCGGTGAAGGCGGTCGCCTCCTCCATCCAGACGAAATCCACGCCACCGCGCACGCCGATCGAGCGGATCGCCTCCCGCTGCTTGGCGTCGTACATGCCGCCCCAGACGACGACGCTGCCGTTTGCATACTCCCAGCGGTGCTTGCTCGGCAGGATGCGAACCCTGGGGTCATCGCCGATGATCACCGTCGAGAAAAACGGCACGGTGCCGTTGGTCATCGACTCCCGGGCCTTGCGGACGATGAGCGAGGTCGAGCCCGGGTACTTCATGGCCAGCGCGTGGATCTTCTCGCCGGCAAGCTGGCTCTTGCCGCCGCCGGCTGCGCCGGTGAGCAGCAGCACCAGCGACCGGTCCTGCCAAGGCGCGATCTGCCAATCCAGCGGCGTGAACGTCTGGTGCAGCTTGACGCTGTTCGGCGGGGCCTCGGTGACATAGAGGCTCGTCGTGCCGACGTCTTGCGGAACGAGATCAGCCACCGCTGCGTGGGCTCCCTGGCGCCGCGGTCCCGCGCACCCCTAGGACGATCTCCTGCACCATGCGCTGCCAGGCCATCGGGTCAGCGTCGATGTCGTTTCGCCACATCTGCTGCCGCCTCTCCTGCTGCTTGCGCTTGCGCTCCTGCACCTCCGCCCGCGCCACGCCGTCGAGCTGCCACCAGCGCGGCCCCACGTCGGCGCACCAGGTCAACAGCAGCTCGAAGGTCTGCGACTGCTGCGCGAGCACGATCGCTGTGTTTGGCGACTCCGGGTGCGGCCGGAGCAGCGCATCAGACTCGGGCAGTTCCTCCTCTTGGATCTGCAGCCGGAGCTCGCGCCACTGCCCCCACAGCCAGATCGCATAGTTCACCGTCGCGGTCCGCTCGTCCGCCCCGCCCAAGATTTGCCCGGCAAAGGCCTGCGCACCCGGGTTGTTGCTGTCCTCGCAGCCGACCCGGCGCAGCCAGGCGAGCGCGCGCGCAAACCGCGAAGGCCCCGCGGCGCCGCCGGCTGGCGCAGCTCCTGCGGGCGCGGCCAGGTCTCCGGCTACCTCAAGCGGGAAGTCGCGCGCGAGCTGCCGCCCCCGCGCTTCGTCCGCTGGGCTTGCGATCGTGACGGCCCGGCGGCGGTGCGGCGCCTGGCGCGCCTGCGGCCGGTAGAGCACGAGCGCATGCGCATCGGGGCTTGGCTCGGCTGGCTCCATCACCACATCCTCGGGCGCTGGCTCGGGTGGCTGCTCGGGCGCTGCCTGCGCTGGGCTCGTTCCCCCAGCTCGGGCGCTGCCTGCGCTGGGCTCGGGTGGCGGCGGCGGCCGCAGCCGCTCGATGAAGCCATTCGCGATGCCCGCCCACAGGGACGGCCCGTCAAAGTGCCCCCGCTGCCGGACCGCGCGCTCTGCGCTTCGCTCGGTCTCGCTCATGATGAGCGCGGTGACCCGCTGCGCAAGGCGCGCCCCTGCGGCGGCTTCCGCTTCTGAGCCGGCCACCAGGATGTGGTGGTCTCCCGAGGGTTTGCCGCCGATGCGCAGCGCGCCTACCACCGCCAGCACGAAGTCTGCGATGAGCCGCGGGCACTCGACCGCCAGCACCACCTGGCGCTGCCCGAGGTCGGGCCGCTCGTTTGGGTCGCGGATCTCGGCATCGGTCAGCTTGTGGTGCCGCTCGAGCGCCTCCAGGTGCTGGCGCGCGGCTGCGGCCTCGTGAGGGTTGGAGCTGCCGCACAGCTGCTGCAGCCCGCGGGCGCGCTTGATGATGTCGACTCGGGTCATTTTTGCTCCAGGGCCTTCTCGAGTTCTTCCCACGGGTCAGCCGGCGGGGGCGGCGCCGGCCGGCTTGGAACCGGCGCTCCGGGTGGCAGGTTCGGCAGCGGCGGGCCGGCTGGCTCCTCGGGCGCGGCCGGGCGATCGTCCGCCTTGTCCTCGGCGTCGAGGTCCGGCGACGCCTCGGGACCGGCGGCGGGGTACTGCTGCACCGGCATGTCGATGATGCGCTCGCCGCCAGGGCCGAGCCGGGGCGGATCGGGCCAGGCGTCGGGGCTTGCCGCGTGCACCGCGTAGCCCTTCAGGCTCACGTCGATCTCGACCTTCTGCTTGTCTAGACCGAGCAGCGCAGTCCGGCGCTTGGAGATGTTGACGCACGCCATGGTGGCCTTGGGGCTGCCCTTGAGCGCGAGCGACTCCATCGCCTCGTAGAGCGCATCGAGGCGCCGCAGCTCGATGGCCCGGAGGGTCTCGCTCTGCTCGCGCGTCTCGGCGGCGAGCTTCTTGAGCCACTCGGTCACCATCTCGTGCGCGGTCTTAGGGCTGCACCCGAGCCGCTGCCCGATCTCGTCGTACTGCAGCCCCTGCCGCCGGAGCTTCACAGCCTCGATGGTGTTGGCCGCACGCTTGAGCTGCGCGGGGGTGGTCTTGAGCGTGCGGGTGCGTTTTTTTTTCGGCCCCTTGCGGGCCGGCTGCGCGCGCTGCGCAGGTTTTCTAGCGGACGCAGGCTTGATGGTCTGGGGGCCCTTGGACATGGGTTTGTCCATACTACGCGCCGCCCCGCATAGACGGGTAGTCCCTATCTTTTTTTCCGAGGCTGGCCCGACGGGAAATCGCCCAGGTCCGAAACGTCCAGCACCTCGGGCGGCGGCAGGCGCCGGCCCTGTCTCCGGTCCGCTGGGTCGCGCCCGTCAATCACCATCAGGACCCCGTTGTCCCTCTCGGCGATTGTGGTGCCCGAGACCCGCATGAGGAGCTTGAGCGCATCGAGTGCGGTCCGCAGGTCTTGCGTGCGCACGCAGTCCCGGTAGAGGCTCCGGAGCATCGCGGCATGCTGCACGCCCTCGGTGGTGGTCTGGATGGCGGCGGCGCGGCGCAGCTCGGCGAGCGCTTCGGCGAGGTAGCGGGCGGCGGCGCGGCGGTCCACCTCGAACTTGCGCGCAAGGTGCGGCAGGATCTCGGCGCGGGTAAAGCCGCTGCTGAGCAGCTGGATCACGTACTCGATGCGCTCGGCCTCGGGGACTTGAGGCTCAGAGCGCGGGGGCGGGGGGCTTTGCTGGGTCTGCTGGCGGAGCTTGAGTGGCGGCCGCGGCGGAGGGATGGCGCTCGGCTCCGTGGCGGGGCGGCGGGGCATTGCGCAGCGGGTGGGCTACTTCTTGGCGACTTTGACGCGCAGGCCGTGCTTTTCGATGAGCGGCCGCATGTCGGCGTGCAGCTGGTCCTGGGCGCTCTTTGGGCACTCGATGGTGACCTTGACGGTCCCGGTCGCCTCGGACTTGGCGCCGGCCTTGCGCTCGGCGGCGGCGCGCTCGAAGGCCTCCCAGTCAAACTTCCCTACCTCGACGATCTCGCGCACATGCTCGACCGTCCAGGGCGTGCCGACGCGCAGCTCTTCCAGGCCCACCGAATCGACGAGCTGGCTGAGCACCTTGCCGAGCTTGACGGCGTTGCTCCGGCCTCGAGTCTCGGACAGCACGATGCGCAAGCGCGCGGCCCAGGCGCGGGACATCGGCTGCACCAGGCACGGCACCACCATCTGCTGGCACAGGTACACCAGGTCCTTGTGGGCGCCCTCGGGCAGTCCCTTTTCCATCCACGCGAAGATGCTGCGGGTGCGGTGCTCGCCGTCGATCATCTCGTAGCCGCCCGGCTCGCCGATGCCGGCCGCAAGGTCTGCCTCGTCAAAGGGACGGACCAAGCAGGGATCGACCATGCCGAAGCGCAGCAGGCTCTCGCACTCGCCCGCAAAGGTCCGCTCGTCCTGCTCGTTGTGGTTGTCCGGGAAAAAGTGGATGAGCTGGATCGGCACATCCTGCGGCACGAGCGCTGCCAGCTGGGTCCGCCGGGCGGCCTTGGCGTTTTGCGGCAGGGTCGGCAGCTGCGGCAGCGGGCCCTGGCGGCGGGTCAGATCGATGGGGAGCGGGGCGACTTGCGGCGTGGTCATGCGTCGAAATCAATACCACGGGCGCGCCAGATCTCAGACGCCTCCCGCGCAAGCCCTTGATACAGGCGGAGTTGCTGGCGCAGCGCGTAGACGTTGATGGCGGGCGCCACGGTGTTGTGCGGGACCTTTTCGTGTGCGCCGAGCATGCCGCCGGCGCCGCCGTAGCGGATGAGCACCTCCCAGGAGCTGCTGTCCACGCTGAAAGCCGGGTAGCGCCGCATCACCCAGGGCTGGGTGACCCCGAGCAGGTGCAGCCGCGCGATCTTGCCCGTGGTTTTGTAGCGGCGGAGCACCCGCGCAAAGCAGGCGTCGAGCCACCCGCGGAGCGCTCGGGCGTCGCGGGTGAGCGGCACCAGGCCCCCGAGCGCCACGCGCGGGTGCTCGTCCATCGCGCGGTCCAAGTGATGGAGTTCGACCCCATGGGTGACGATCGGGATCGGGTCCAGGCCCGCAAGGCGCAGCGCCTGGTGGTTGCGCCACGATGCGGCCTGGTCCCCGATGACGTCGAGCGACATGAACTCAAGCGCCCCGAGCCGGCCGCGCCAGCGCCGCTGGAACCGGAGCGCCCATTCTGCGTAAGCCTCGGGGCGAATGACCTCGCCCGCGGACCAGGCCGAAAAGGCGCCCGAGTCGATGATCAGCCGGTGATGAGGTCCCCAGCAGCCGCTCAAAAAGGGCTCGACGCGCCGGTGCGCGTAGCTCATGAGCGAGGCGGCAGCACCTTCGCTGCGCAGGGCCTGATGCGGTCCGCCGGGCGCCTGGTGGGTGGTGACAAAATGCAGATGCACAGCGGCGGGGGTTTCCTGTTTTTCGGCCTGAAATGAGGCGAGGTCTACAGGGCGGGATGTGCCTGGTACTCAGCGAAGCCGCGGGCGCGGATGCCGCAGGCCGGGCAGTCCGCGCAGCCGTAGCCCCAGGGGTGGCGCTGCGAGCGGTCGCCGCGGTAGCAGGTCATGGTGTGCTCGAGCACGACTTCTTCGATCGTCTCCCCGAGCCGGCGCGCGATCCGGAAGGTCTCGGCCTTGCTCTGGTGGAGCAGCGGCGCGCAGACCGTGAGGTCCTGGCGGCCAAGGCCAATCTGCAGCGCGCGCTCCTGCGCCTGTAAAAACTCGGCGCGGCAGTCGGGATAGCCGCTGTAGTCGGTCTGGCACCAGCCGCCCCAGAGCAGCGCAGCGCCGCGCGCGTAGCCGGCCGCGGCGGCGAGCTGCATGAACAGGCCGTTGCGACCGGGCACAAACGAGGCTGGCAGGTCGGGCGCCTGCGGATGGGCAGAGCCGATCGCGTCGGGGCGGCTTGAGAGCAGCGCGGAGTTTCCGATCTCGGCGAGCGCGCGGACCGACAAGATCAAATGCTCGACGCGGAAGAAGTCCGCGATCACCTGCGCGCAGCGGAGCTCGACCCGGTGCCGCTGCCCATAGTCGAAGCTCACGGCCAGGACGCGCTCGCTGTTGGCCAGCGCGAGCGCGAGCGTAACGGCGCTGTCCTGTCCGCCCGACAGCAGCGCAACGGAGGTGACGGGCCGCGGGTGGGGGATGCAGGCGGGGAAATCTTCGAGCCGATCGAGCATGGGGCCTCCTTAGTAAGTGGTGTTTCCGAGCTGCCGCTCGACGTAGCCCCGCAGGGTCTCGCCCTGCGCGAGCTTGCCGGTGCCGATCGTGGTGATGGTCTTGGCGCTCGTGCGCACGCCTCGGCAGTGCATGCACCCGTGCTTTGCCACCAGGCGCGCAAAGCTGTGCAACACGGGCTGCTGATGCGCGGCGAGGCGGGCGGGCTTTGCCTTGGGCGGCCCGAGCGGCAGGCCCGCGGCCGCGCGTCCGAGGTCGGCGGCGATCTGCGCTGTCAGGCGCTCCTGGACCTGCGGCCGAGCGGCGTGGTGCTGCACCAGGCGCGCGAGCTTGGACAGCCCGAGGACGTGGCGATTGACCGGTAGGTAGGCCAGGTCCGCCTTGCCGACAAAGGGCAGCAGGTGGTGCTCGCAGAGACTTGAGAACTCGATGCCGCGGACGATGACCGGTTCATGTGGATCGGCCTCGACCAGGCCGAACAGCGTCAGCTTGAGCTCGTGCGGCTCGCGCAGGCCCCGGGTCATGTCCTCCAGGCTCCGTACGACGCGCGCGGGCGTGTCCCGAAGGCCCGCGCGGCGGGGGTCCTCGCCGATGTAGCTGAGCAGCGTCCAAACGGCCCGCTCGGCATCGAGCCGACCCGGTGGCCCGAGCCTGGTCCCGGGCTCGGGCTCGGAATGCAGGCTCTCGGGCGCAAAGTCTTCGGGCGGCGCGGCGTCTCCTGCTGGGTCGGAGCTGGCACAGGTCTCGGGCGTTTTTTCGTCGGTGGTCATGGCGTCCTTTCAATCTTCGAACGTCACGCCCCGCGCCGTCCAGCGCTCGGTGGCGTGCCGCTCCATCTGCCGGTAGACGTTGATCTCGCGGCGCAGCGCAGCGCAGGTGATGAGCTGCTCGCGCTGGCTCTGGGGCTTTGGCATCTGCCTGTGACCACCCATATCAGAGGCTTCACCAAATCTGATGGCACCAAAGCGCATAACGTTGGCCCACGTCGAACTGTCGGCGCTGTAGGCGGGGTAGCGGTTTAACACCCACTCCTGGCTGATGCCCAGGATGTGGACCTTGGGCCAGGTGCCCACGCGCTGCTGGTGGGCCCGCACCCTGGCAAAGCAGACGTCGAGCCAGGACTCGAGCTCTGCGCGCCGGGTGGCCAGCGGCACAAGCCCCCCGAGCGCCATGTACGGGTAGCAGAGCGCCCGGTCCAAGTGCCGCATCTCGGCGCCGTAGGTGACGATCGGGATCGTTTGCAGCCCGAGCTGTTCTAGGCGCGTGTGGTTGCGCCAGCTCGCCTCTTGATCGCCGATGACGTCGAGCGAAAAGAAGCGCAGGCCCGCGAGCCGCCAGGACCAGCGGCGCTCGAGCGCGCGGCCCCACTCGGCGTATTCTTCAGGCCGGAGCACTTGGCCCTGGGTGAACGCGGTGAAGGCGCCCGAGTCGACCAGCAGCCGCACCGGCTCGCTGCCGAGAAGGTGCACCGGGATCGTCTCGACGGCTTCGGGGTAGGCGTAGGTGAGTAGCGGCTTGGGGATGTCTCGTCGCACCCGGTTGTAGATCCAGTCGATGTGCCCGCGGATCATCATCCCCGTTGCCAGATGCAGGTGCACGCAGCGGTCCCCTCAGCGGCCGAGCAGCCGCGTGGTGATTATGTAGCCGCTAGTGGCACCCACGACGAGCAGCGCCCCATAGAGCGTGGGCGGCGCCGGCGCGGGCAGCCGCGACCAGGCGCACACCGCCCCGAAGGTCGCCGCAAGCAGCAGGCCTGCGACATGCCGCAGCGGCTCCATCAGCGCGAGCTCGGAGGCAGGGGGCCGCGCCGGCCGCCAAGCGGGACCGGCGGCCGGGCGGCGCCGCTCATCTCGTCGGCCGCATACAGCTTGTGCAACTGGTAGCCGGCGCGCAGCGAGTTTGGATCGGGCAGGTAGCGCTCACCGTTGAGCACCGCGTCGCGGATGGTGTGCAGCACCTTGGGGTCTTGCGCGCGCGACCACTCTGGGTGCAGCCAGACGGGCGTGCCCGGCCGGCGGTGCGCCGCGATCGCCTTGATGCCGTCGATGATGTCGCCCTCGTCCTCGACGATGATCTTGAACTCGCTCGCCATGACCACGTTGTCGGGCAACGGCTGCGCCCCGAATTTGGTCTTGGGGCTGAGCGCGACGTGATCGAACAAGCGCGGCAGCGGCTGGTGCCCCGCCGTCTCGATGGCGAGGCGATAGGCGCCGCGCTGGTGCAGCGCCGAGCACAGCGGCGTGAGGTCGTGCAGCGCCGGCTCTCCGCCCGTGATGACGACGAGGGAGCGGATCGGCAGCGTCACCAGGTCCGCGGTCTCCTCGGCGCTCAGCTGGAGCAGGTTGTCCGGCTTGAAGTCGCGGTGCCAGGTGCCGGCGCTGTCGCAGAACGAGCAGCGCACATCGCAGCCGTAGAGCCGGATAAAGTAGGCCCGGGTGCCGACGTTTACGCCCTCGCCCTGGAAGGTGGCGAAGTGCTCATGGATGGGGTAGCGCGGCATCAGCCATTCACGCGCGAGCCTAGGAGCGGAACCGACGTCCACTCCGCCCGACGGCAGAGCTTCGTGTCCGGGAGGGCATCGCCGAGCATGCGCAGGTTCGGGTTTTCGATCTCGGCGTAGCAGGCGGGAAAAACGCTCTCCTCGTAAAGCCGGACGCTTGCGATGGAGGCGCCGAAGGGGTGCAGATCCGGGCCCAGATCGAGCAGCAGCAGGTACGCGATGCGCAGCACCATGCGCTCAGCCGTCGGGTACTCGTCGAAGTCGTTCAGATTTTTGTGGTCCAGGCACTCGTCGTGCAGTCGCTTGAGCGTCCGGCCGAGTCGGCTGAAGTCGAAGACCATGCCGCTTTCGGACTGCCCATCCACGGGCCGCACGAAGCCCCGGATCTTGACCTGAAGCACGTATGTGTGGCCGTGCCTGTTCTTACACTTGCCCTGATGGTGCGGCAGCTCGTGAGCCGACGAGAACTTGATCTCTTTGGAGATGGTAACGACGGGATTGGCTACAGGGACTGGAGGACACAGGGCCATGGGGGATCTCCTACCACGGGAGAGGCGAGCACGGAACCTTGCCTTTGCAGCAGTCCCGTGCTCGCGGGGGTGGGGCTACTTGTTCGTCACCCAGTCGGGCACTTCTTCGTCGGCCGCAGGCGCCGCGGCCTTGGGCTTTTCGTTGGGCGGGTTCAGCTGCGCCGCAACTCCAACAAACTGAACGATCTGGTCGATATCGACGGTATCGATCACCCGGCCCGTCAGATCACAAAGCACGGCGCGGTTGAGATCTTCGAAGCTCGCGACACAGAACTGCTCCGGAAGCTGAAGTCGATCGCCAGCAGCATCCCGGACATGCCAATCGCTGAACACTCGAAGGATATCGAACTGGGCCGAGGTTTGCGGGCGCGCGGCGGCAATCGCATCCAGCCGGTGGCGCCGCTTAAATTCGACATACGACGTCGGCGGGGGCTCATGAAGCACGCGGCGCAGTTCGCATCCCTGGGCCCGCACGACGTCGAGCGCGTCAGCCAGCGCCTTGCACAGCACGTTCGCGTCGGGGCTGTCCATGTTGGTGTTGGCGTCGTGAAGGATGTCTTCGAGCCGCTTCACCGCTTCCGGCTGCGCTGCGTCCTGGTACCGCTTCAGCTGCGCCTCGGCCTTGTCCGCGCGCTCCGTCTGCTCGGCCAGCTTCTTTTCGGCGGCGGCCAGCTCGGCGCGGATGCCCGGGGCCTCGAAGTCGTCGAAGCGATCGCCATCGTCGAGGTCTTCCAGGTCGTCTTCGTCAGCGTCCAGCGGCTCGGGGGCTCGCAGCGCGAGTTGCCCGGTGCGCGCGCGGCGGAGCGCATCGCTCACCCAGAACAGGCTCTCCAGCACCTGGCGCTTAGTCGAGGGGGTGAAGCCGTAGACAGCGCCCGGGCTGTACTTGCCGAGCTCCTGCCAGCGGCCGGACGCATCAGCCGGGGAGACGATGCGGAGCACGCGCAGCCCCGCCAGCTCGGACTCCATCACGAAGCCATACAGCTGGTTGTGGCCCATCAGCTGCAGCAGGCCCCACCCGGGGCTGCCCGGCTTTGCCTCCGGCGGGTCGGGGAAAATCCCTTCGAGCTTGTCAAGCAGCAGCTCGACGGGGGTCGGCGGGGGCGGGAGGATCGGCGGCTGCTCTTCGGTCTGTTCGGTCATGGTCTTGCCTTTCGTGGTGGGTGCTGCTCTAGCGCTCGGCCGACTCCTGCGACATCCGGGCAGCCTCGCCCGGCCGGCTCAGGATGGCCGCGACTGCGATCATCAGATACAGGCTGGCAACCAGCAGGAACACGGTCCGGGTTGCCCGCAGGCGCGCGGGGGATCGCGCCTCGGGCATCCTGTCGAGCATCCCGAGCTCGACCCCAAGCACGTCAAAGACATGCCAGGGGCTGCGCCGGGGTGGCGGGAGGCGCCGCGGCGGCGCTGCTCGGGGCGCGGGCTTGGGCTGGTGCCAGCCCGCTCGGCGCTTGGACCGCGGCGCCGGCATCAGCTGGCCGCCTTGCTGCCCTTGGTCTTCTTGGTCAAGGATGCCTTGGCAGCTTTTTCCTTGGCCTTCGCCCGCAGCACCTTGGTTTCCTCGGCGACCAGGGCGTCATAGTCGACCGTGTTGAGCGCGTTGAGCGCTCTTTTGACCCGGGGAGTGACGGTGCCGACGCTGGACGCCTCATTCTCCATCAGGAGCTCGACAAGAAAGCCGAGCAGATCCTTGCTCGAATAGTCCTCGAGCCGCGGATCCGTCTTGATCTTCTTCTCCTGCCACTCGTGCCGCGGCGCATCCTCGCCGAGCTGGCGCCGGAGCGCCGCGCCGCTCCTCTGGCGGGTCCAGCGCAAATGCACGAGCTCGCACAGCACGCCCGCCAGCTGCTCCTCTTGAGCCTTGGGCAGTTCGAAGCTGAGCCCATCAAAGAAGTCCCCGAGCTTAACCATCGCGCGCTCGAGCGCTTTGGTGTGCGCCTTCTGCTCGAGCGCGCGGCGCTCCAGGTCGGCCTTGTGCCGATCGGCAGCACTGCCCGGCGATTCGAGCGTGCCCAGACCGGGCTGGACGCCGCGGTTTTCCATCTCCTTCCGGGCCTCCTCGGCAATCTCCGGATACCCGGCATCGTGCAGCAGGTCCGCCAGGCGCTCGCGACGAACGCAGTACCGCAGGCCCTGGCTCAAGAGCGGCACCTCCGGCGGCATGGTCACCACCATGACTTCCTCGGGCCGGGTCGCCAGATGGTCTTTCAGGAGCTCCATATACGTCCGAGCCTTGGGCTCTGACGGCTGGTCCTTGCCGTTGGCCTCGTCCGGATCAAACTGGTCAAACTCGTCCCGCGCCTTGACGAATTTCGGATCCTCTTCGCAGTCTTCGCTGAGGTCGATGAGCGGACCGCGGTAGGGCAAGCCGCTGCCTCCGACGTTGATGTACTTCCGAGACTCCTCGACGTCGAGCACCTGCGCCCCGCTTGCCCGCGCCGCATCAGCTCTTGCGGCCCAGTGCCGCGTCTGCTTGATCTCGAAACAGGGACGGTCAAGGCACTCTCCCGGACCGCTTTTCTCGTCGAACAGGTCGCGCTGCTGAGCCGTATTCTTGGGGCACTGCTCACACGCGCCACCATGCAGGGCGCCATCGGTCAAGCTAAACGGTGCGTCGATCAGCCGCGCGACGTTCATTTTCTCCCTGACGAAGCGCCGAACCTCGACGGCTCCCTCGACCTCGTGCGCGTTCCACCGCTGCGCGCGATCGGCCATGGTCTGGAGAAACTCGGACTGAACGGCCTTGGGAGCGCGCGCCAGCTCCTCGGCGCCGCCCATGGTCAGGCGCTGCTCGCGCACCAGGTCCAGGGCTTCGGGCTGCAGGTTCGCCACCAGGATGCGGCGCCGGATGTAGCTCGTGCTCTTGCCGACGCGCGCCGCCACCTCTTCGACGCTCTGCCGGAACTCCTCGACCAGGCGCTTGTAGCCAAGGCCCTCGTCGATCGGGCTCATGTCTTCCCGATCCACGTTCTCGACGAGGCCAATGCTCAGCGCCTCCTGGTCGTTCACGTCCCGGATCAGCACGTCGATGCCGGGCAGCTCTGCGACCTGGGCCGCGCGCCAGCGCCGCTCGCCGCAGATGATCATGTAGGGCGCATCCCCCGGGCGGATGGCCATGACGGGGCGGACCACGATGTTTTGCAAGACGCCCTCCGCCTTGACCGAGGCGCAGAGTTCCTTGAACTTCGCGTCATCCTGGAACCGTCGAGGGTTGTTCGGGTCCGGGCATATCAGCCCAAGCTGCATAAACACCCGCTTGCCGGTCGTGAAGTCCTGCGGCAGCGCGGCCGGCGTCATGTGCTCGGACGTGCCGATGGGCGGCTGCTCGGCCGTTCTCGGGGCGGCGGCGCGGCTTGGGCGCTTGGGCGGGGGCGGGGGTGCTTTCTTGGACATGCTCAGGTCTCCTTTTCGAGGCACAAGTCTTTGCGGAGGCGGCGCAGCTGGCTAAAGCTCATCAGCTTGCACGGCGGCGGCGCCTCGGTTGTCTTTTCTTCGGCGAAGCAGACGGCCAGCTTGCCGATGTCCATGATCCAAACGCGGTGCACCGGCCGGGTCGGCGGCGACAAGATGCGAATCCACACGGCAGATCCGCGCTGGGACAGGACCTGCACCCGGAGCACCTCTTTTGTCTTTCGACGGTGGATGCTCCCGGGCTGCATCAGGTCTTGTCATCCCCGACTATCGGCCGGCGGAGCTCAACAAACTCCAGGCCGAACCGGAGTGCGCAGCCCTCGGTGTGCTGTCCGGTGGCGCGCTCCCGCTGACACTCGGGGTCGGGGCAGACGTCCGGCTTGACCGCGGGCGCGATGATGACCGCGCCTTTGGCAAGCGCGCGGATGGCATACCCCAGCGCTTCGATCTCGTCACTCATCGGTGCCCGTCTGCACATCGCCCGGCGCGCCGATGCCGAGCAGCAGCCAGCCCGGCGAGACGCCGAGCACCTTGGCCATCTCCTCGGCGGTGGCGATCCGCGGGGTCGGCCCCTCCCCGACTTCACAGAAGTGGATCGTTGCCTTGGTGAGCCCGACCTTGGCGCCGAGCTCCGCGGCGCTCATCCGGGCGCTGGCGCGCGCCCAGCGCAGGCGCGGCCCGAGGCCCTTGGAGCCCGGGACGAGTTTGGGCTGCTGGGATTCGATTGCCGCGAATGCCTCTTCCCAGCGCGCGCTGGTGGAGCGGGGCTTTGCGGGCGGGTCTGTCTTGGTCTTGGTCCTGCGGGTCATCGTGTCTCCTCGTAAGTGCGCCCG